TGAAAAGTTTATGTATATCACTAAAAATGGTACGAATATTGCGACCGATATGTACATAAGTGGTTCTGCTAGTGGAACTTTTGAAGCAACTCGTGCAACTGTAACGACTAGTGCAACAGCGATCTCATTAAATACCGTTGCTTTCAACACGGCCTTAAATGGTACGTTGAATTTCCAGGCTAACTATATTACCGGTGAACTAGCGAGTAAGAGTTACCTAACAACAGCTTAAAAAAATAAGGAGGAAAAAAGACAATGAAAATAAAAGCAATAAGTAATATTAAAAGTGACTTCGGTCTTCACCAGGTTGGCGATGAGTTCGACCTTGGTGATAACGAAGCTCTTGAGTTAATTCGTCTAGGTGTTGCCGCTAAGGTATCTGATTCTATAGCCCCAGAAGCTGATAAAAAACCAGACTTCTACAATATGACCGTGCCGGAGCGCGCAGCTTACGCTACCAGTTTAGGACTTAACCCAACTGGATATGGTTTACAATCTGATCTAATAGAAGCTATAAGAACTACTTTACAAGGTCAGCCAGTGGTAACTACCCCTGAAACTCCAAGTGTTGAGAACACTGCCGCAGATTTAACTCCAGAAGTAGCTCCTGTAGTAGAGCCAGTCGTAGAAACCCCAGTTGCTGATGATGGTATTGAACTCGACTCATCTGAAGATGAACCAACTCCAGAAACTGAAACTCCGACCGAAGACACAACCGAAACAGTAGAGGAAACACCGAGCAAGACAACTAAATAAACCTGATGTCAGTACATCAATTCCCTATACAAAGACAGACAACCGTACTTAATTTGGCTTACCAAACAAGTGCCACCGTAGCTACAGCTACTGGGATTTCTGTTAACGGTATTTTAAGGGGAATTGGTGTGACTGTCCCAGCTTTAGTATCTGGTCATACAGTAACTCTTACGATTACTGATGATAATGGTTACGCAGTCTTCTCTAAAGTCGCTATTGCTCAAGGTGGCAAGACAACCTTCCTAGTTGATACTAATAATAATTATTTCCAGATTCCCCTATGTGGTGTTAACTATACCTTTACGATTACAAGTTCTGGTAATGAAATAGCTAACCAGATATTCAATGTTGACCTACTAATTGAGCGAAGTTAGTTTTAACTAATCTAAACTCAAAACAGCTCTTGACACAACCCACTCCTTACCCCCACGATTAAGTTATATTAATATAACTAGAGAGTGTAGGGTAACAAAATTTCAGCAACTTTTAACTGGTGCGAAGATAACGGAACTTTAACGAGTTCACACGGAACAACTCAATCGGGTTTTGGGGCGGATACTCACTACCCAACAGACGTCAACTGGAAAAACGTCGATGACAATACCGTAAACTCAGGTACGGCTTACTCAGCTGCTCCAATTACAGCTGGAAATAACTCATACACCAAATATCAGTACGGCTCTTTCACTGGTTCATTTAACCAAATTTCAGCTGGTCTTTTTGCTCATACTGCTGGTGCGCTTGGTACAGGCCTAACTCTTAAAGGCGCAACCGATGGTGGTGCTGGTGGATGTCAATTCCTATTCACAATATCAAGTGGTAACGCTACAGTTGGAGCAACTTACACTAATAACAGTATTACCCTTACCGTAGTTGCAACAGTCGCTTCGTCAACGTCCGTTATTATGTCGACAGCTTCTCCAACAGCCAGCCCAACGGCATCTGGTACTTTGACCAAAGCGTCGGGTACAGGTGACGCAACACTTACCTTTTCAGCCTTTACCAACTACGCTGTTTACGCTACCCCTTCTACAACAACGAATGCCAACCTTACTAAAGATATTACCTCCGCTGTATCGATTGGTTCTGGTATTGTAGTCTGGTTCAACACGACAGGGCCATACGCAGCTACCCCAACCGCTGCTATTACATCTTCTGGTTACTCCCAGTATCTCCCAACACAGCTTCAGACAACAACAAGTGCAGCTGCTGGTGACACGGCACAAGCCAGTATGACCATGCAATATAATGAAAATTAACCTGTTAATTACATATATCGTATAATTTATACTTGACGGGTAGGCAAAACTAGTGCATAATAACTCCTAGAAATAGGAGTTTTTATGTCAAAGTGGAAACAAGAAGATCCAAATAAACATACCGCTTATATGCGTGAGTGGTTCAAAACAGAAAAGGGATTAAAAAATAAGGAACAAGCTGCTGAGCGTTCTAGGAAGTGGCGGAGAGAAAACAAAGACAAGCATAGGGCTGGCCAGATTAGATCCTATAATAAAATACGCTTAGAGGTTTTTAACCATTATGGCGGTGCTGTTTGTTGTTGTTGTGGGGAGAAAGAGATAAAGTTTCTTCATCTTGATCATATAAATGGTGATGGCTATCTTTACCGTAAGGAGTGGTCCAAGAAGGGAATTATGGGCGGTACGCAACTCTATTATTGGTTAAAGCAAAATAACTACCCACAAGATATTAAACTCCAAGTTTTATGTGCTAACTGCAATCTTGGTAAACGCTCTGGAAAATATTGTCCTCACGAACTTAATAGAGGTGTAGATATGCATGGCAATAAAATTCCAGAAGAGTATTACCCACTAGAACTAGAGTTTAAATCAAGACGTACTCATAGTGAAGTATTAGACGAAGCTAAATTGCTAGGTAAAAGTTCCTCTGCGATAAGGTCTGCTAAATATAACGCCAGAAAGCGTCTTTTGAGAACTGAACCTCCGCGGTCTAATGGCAATGATGGTAAATTGGTGTGCAAACATGGACACCCCCTGGATGAAGTAAATACCTATAAATGGGTCACGCCAGACGGTTTTATTCACCGCCAATGCCGGCAGTGTAAAAGAGACTACAAGGATCGTAAAAAGTTCTCTTAGTTAAACACTATAAAAAAAGTATTGACAAGACTGGCCAAAAGATTGACGCTTGACTTATATAATTATTTTTAAAGAAAGGAAAATTAAATGCAAGTATTTAACACATTTACACAGTTAGAAGAAGATGTAACATGGTCTGTAGACGGTAATGACGAGATTGTTGCCACTTTTTCTGATGGCCACTTCTTAAAGTTCCCAGGTGGGACTACTGAAGAACAACTTCAAGAAATGGTTGACGCAACTGAGAAAGCTGGTCAAGGCCAAGAAGTTATCACACCAGAAATGGAAGCGGCTCAAGTTGCTCAAGCCGAAGCCGATAAAGCATTAGTCGAACAATTAAACGGGAATACAATCCCAGAAGGTCAATCCAATGACAACATCCCAACCGCTTAAGTGGCTTTTTAGGGCTATCTTCTCTGATGGGACAATTCTCAATCAGCCAGAAGACGACCGTTCGCAGAACCACGTTGAAGGGGCTGAACATAATCCAAGTGCGTTTAGTGACGTACTGGCTCGTGAAGATGAACTCGTTGCTTTTTCGTTGTATAATCCGGACACAGACGAAACTATCGCCGTTGACTTAAGGAACGGTCTTTTTACCGTTAATGGAGTAACGATTGCTATCCATGATCAGTATTTTGTGCCAGAAGAACATAAGCTTCGTCTGATATATTTCCGTGAGTCACGGATAGATTTTCAAGGAGATGTCCAAAATAGGTATGTTAACCGGTATTTTATCGGTTGGCAGTGTACGGATAGTAGTGGTCGCAATAAACAAACTACTTTGGCGGTAAGTTAAATGGGAAGACCAAGAGAGTATTCACAAGTTAGTGTATTTTGCAAAAAATGCAGAAAGGTTTTCAGTTTAGTAGACGGCAAGAACGTAAAACAAACAATAGCAGTAAACTAAGAAAGGAAATAAATGGATATAACAACAGCCCAGTTATGGAGTGTCAACGACCAAGCCCTAGCGACTTGGAGTGTTGGATTGGTAGAAGAAACAGATGATGGTGGAAATGTTAGTAACGTAATTAAAGTAACTTATAACGATGAGGTTTTGCGCTTCTCGCCCAACTACACAGATGATGAACTAACGGCTGCTTTTGCTGCTTACAATACAGAGATGGGGGCTTCCTAATGGCACGATATAAAGTCTGGAATGGACCCGCACCAACAACAGCGGCACAGGTAGCAGTGACGACAGGTACAGCGATTAAGACTCTTTTACAATTAAAACCATTTAACCAAGCCAAAATAGTATCTTGGGGCATTAGTTTTGACGGCTCAGCCGCAGCTACGCCAATTAAATGTGAATTACTAGAAACGGGGACAGTCTTTGGAACAGTGACCGCTTCAGCAGATGCTGACTGTGTTAAGCAAAACGGAGCTGACCAAGCCGTCGCTTCAATAGCTGGTCTAACTGAAGGCACTTCAGCGACTGGATATACTTGTACCTCAGAAGGTTCCATTACAACTACACGTATGTTTGACGCTCAGTTAGTTGCTCCAACTAACCAATACGTTTATCAATTCCCATTGGGACAAGAGCCAGTTTTGGTTATCGGTAACGCTTGTCGTGTTAGAGTGACGGCTGGGGCAGCTGTCAACGCCATTTGTTATATCGAAGTAGAAATTTAGTCGGGAGTAAGACCCAATGGCTACTGTAGTTATTGCCCTTACAACCGGTACTTCCTGGACGGTTCCTGGAGACTGGAACGCCTCCAATAATACGATTGAAGCCTTAGGTTCGGGAGGAAATGGCGCAACCAACAGCGGCGGCGGCGGTAGTGGCGGCGGCGGCGGCGCCTATGCGAAGATTAGCAACTGGTCGGGCAGTGGGTCAATTTCGGTGAACATTGGTTCAGCCGGTGGATATTCTACTACCTGGTTTGGTAGTTCTACGGGGCCACTCGTAGCCGATTATGGACGCTCGGGAACGAGTGGTAGTCCCCCAGGGGGCGCAACGGCTAACTCAGTGGGAACACTCAAATATGCTGGTGGCGCTGGCGGCGCTGAGATTGGCGGTGGCGGTGGCGCTGGTGGTCCCCTTGGCGCTGGCGGCGCTGGTGGTACTATTTATGGCGGCGGCGGCGGGGCCGATAACGGCACGGCTGGAGGTACGGAGTGGGCTGCCGGCGGTAATTCTGGTTTTGGCGGTACCGGTACGGGCGGCGCCGGAAGCTCTGGCGGCACCGCCAGTAATGGAACCAGCGGCGGCGGCGGCGGTAGTGGTTCTACGTATGGTGGTAACGGGGGTGCTGGTACCGAGTGGACATACACTAACCTTAATGGGTCGCCTGCTTCGGGAACTGTTGGTTCTGGCGGCGGCGGCGGCGGTAGTGGTCTTTATAATGCCGGAAATGGCGGAAGCTACGGCGGCGGCGGCGGCGGTACTTCTAGTCAAGGAGTTTCTGGAACTGGTGCTGGTGGTCTTATCGTTATTACCTATACACCAGCTTTTATCGCTCAACAACAAAAACCTATTTTACAGGCAGTTAAAAGAGCTGCTAGTTGGTAGATGGCACGTTTTGGGCGTGGGCAACCGCATAAGCCGTTAGTAGATAGGTTTAATCTTTTTATTCAGCCCCCACCAGGTATTGTTTGGAATAATAATATTAACTCAACCAGTATTAGTGGGGTGCAATCTTCCAGTGATACTTTTGCTTTCTCTTTTCATGTCGGCTCTAATGTAAACCTTTACGTTGAAGTTTTCGTAGCTGACCCTGCTATTACAGCGACTGGAGTAACCTTTAATGGGGTTAGTATGACTCAAATTGGCTCAAGCCAAGATACTAATGCTGGGGTCTCAGGAAATGTTCATACTCAAATTTTTTGGCTTGGTAATGTTGGCACAACAACTTATAATATTGTCGTTAATTTTAGTGGTAACACTTATTATGGTATTGCCGCTTATGCCTTTAATAACTGTAAGAACGTCGCCCCCGAAGTAGTTGCTCAAACATCAGGCACAGGCGTTACTCCGACTGAAAATATAACCACTCTAAGCGCAGGAGATATGCTTCTTGATGCTGTTGCTCTTATTAGTAGTACTGGGTCTTCTTCTGCTGGATTTACTGCTTCTAATGGTCAGACTATTAATAAAATAGCTCTTAATAATGGCACAATGCCAGACGGAGCTGGTGCTGGTTACAGACTTGTTACAACTCCTAATACCTATACTGAAGGATATAGTATCTCTCAATCTCAAAATTGGACGGAAACCGTTCTAGCGATTGGAAACTTGGCCTCATCGGGAAATGCTGTCACTACTCACACTCAGCTTGGAAAAGGACGCATTGGTTTAACGGATACCCGTACTCAAACTGGTAAAGCACGGATTAAGGTAACTGATACCAAGACTCAGTTGGGTAAATCTCGAGTTCAAAAGACAGATACCCAAACTCAACTTGGTAAGGCACGAATTCAGAAAACAGATACCCAGACTCAGTCGGGTAAAGCCTCAATTAAGAATACTACTACGCAGAATCAGAGTGGTAAAGCGTGGATAACTCCGACCGCTTTCGATACTTCCACAACCAGCACTTCACTGAGTTGGAGCCACACCGTAACTGGTTCTAATTCTATATTAATTGTTGCTGCCGATATCTATCAGACCGTTGCTGGCACAGGAACGATAACCAGTATTACTTATGGAATACAATCTCTAGTTAAGGTCACCAATCTTAATCAGAATAATATGGCGGCTGAGATGTGGTATCTCCTCGGTCCAACAACCGGCACACAAACCATCACGGTTGTAATTGCGGGAGCGGTTACTTCCAATAAGTTTACTTCAGCTTCATTCACGGGTGTATACCAGTCTCTTCAACCGGACGCTTATAATACAGCTACGGGAACATCGGGTAATCCAGCTGTCAGTGTTACTACTGTTGACCCAAGTGACTTGATCGTAGGAACACTTTCTCGAAATAGCTCAACATCCGCAACCACTAATCAGAAACAACTAAGTAACGATACAACGAGCTCTACGCTAGGTGCGATGGACTATCTACTTGGATCTTTAGTGGGTAGCTATACAGATACTTATACAGGATCAGCCTCAGACGACTGGGCTATGATAGTACTTGCCTTTAAGCCGTTGCCCCGTATCATTCCTCATACCCAATTAGGTAAAGCCAATATATTCGCCACTACTTCCAAGACCCAGACCGGTAAAGCTAACATTAAAGCAACAACTACCCAAACCCAGTTGGGTAAGGCTAGCATTGCCATATTTACTAACAAAACCCAATCCGGTAAATCACGGATTACTGCGACCACCACTCAAACTCAACTAGGTAAAGCTTCCGTACTTCAAATAACCACCCAGACGCTAGTGGGTAAATCACGGATTACTGCCCAGACACAACAGACGCAGTTAGGAATTACGCGTATTACTCTGCAGACTCCTCAAACCCAGTTGGGCAAAGCAAATATTATCAATACCACTAACCGGACTCAATATGGTAAGAGTAGAATAACAGCCCAGACCACTCATACCCAGTTGGGCAAAGCAAGAGTTACGGCCAAGACTTCTAGGACTCAAGCGGGTAAGGGACGTATCACCGAGACATCTGTAAAGACCCAGTTGGGCAAAGCCCGAGTCATCGTCACTACAACTAAAACAATTTTGGGTAAGTCAAGGATCACCGCTAAAACGACCCAAACAATTACGGGTAAGGCTAAAGTAACTAACACAACCACTCAAACCCAGCTGGGTAAGGCCAATATTACCGTAACGTCATCGACAACAAGAACCCAATTAGGTAAAGGCAATATAAGAAATAACACTGTCAAAACAATTGTTGGTAAAGCGGCAATTAAAAATACAACACTTCAAACCATTGCTGGTAAGGCTAAGATAACCAATACGACCGATCAGACTCAACTAGGTAAAGCGAGAGTTACTAATGTAATATTGAAGACCCAGAACGGTAAGTCGCGTATTACTAATACAACGCCCGAAACCATTACTGGTAGGGGAAGAATAACCCTAACTAGCACTCAGACTCAACTCGGTAAGGCTAATATTATTATTACTACGGCAACTACCAAGACGATTACTGGTAGGGCTGATATCGCCAATACCACTTCTCAGACCCAGATTGGTAAGGCTCGTTTAATTGTTACGGATCTAAAGACCCAACTGGGTAAGTCAAGAATAACCCTAATTGATACAAAAACCATTACCGGTAAAGCTCGTGTTACATCTTCGACTACTAAAACTCAGACGGGTAAGGCGGCGATCAAGAAGACCACTACCCAGACTCAATTGGGAATGGCCAATATTGGTAGCTCTCCAACACATACTCAGACAGGTAAAGCGAGGATTACCGTTACTTCTACCAAGACACAAACAGGTAAGGGGCGTATATCCCTAACCGACCTTAAAACCCAATTAGGTAAGGCTAGGATAGTAGGAATCACCACTCAAACCAATCTAGGTAAAGCACGAATAAAGAGCTCCATCACTCAGAACCAACTCGGTAAGGCATCGATTAAAGTTACAGATACCGAGACAATTACTGGTAAGGCACGGATAACCGTTACGAGTCTTAAAACTCAGATAGGTAAGGCCAATATACTTGGAATTACAAATCAAATTCAACTTGGCAAGGGATCGATTAAACAAACAACCACCAAAACCCAATTAGGCAAGGCTAAGGTTGTCATGTTTAGTAATATTAAATCATACAACCAGACCATATTAAGTCAGGCTAAAGAAATAGCTATATTGACGCAAGCAATTTACAGGACAATACTTAAAACAGAAAGAAAATAATGTCACTAATAGCCACAAACCTAGTTGCAGCCAACTTCGATCCAGCAAACCAGAAAGGTAGTAGTAGTTTAACGAGCGATGCCCTTATTGGTGCAACTACTCTTAGTGTTGCTACCGTTGCGGAGATAGATATTAACGACCCACTATTCTTTGGTTCGCCGACTAACCAGAATATGGAAAGGGTTTTTGTTCAGTCTATTACTGGATTAGTGGTGACCTTAACCACGGCTTTAATCTATGAGCATAATATTTACGAACAAATCTTCGTTGCTTATGGAGATTCGATTGATTTTTATCGTATTCCCAACACTGGTGCTGGCGTTCCCGATCCAACAGTAACGACTCCAACCTCGATTCAAATAGTTGAAATTGATCCTATATCTTATAATACCGAATACACTGATACCTCCGGAGGATCTGCCTTTTACTACGGTTATACTTATCAGAACAGTTTAACGACTGATGAGACCCCTATCACAGACGCCACCTGGGTTATTGGTGGTCAAGTAGGCCACTTTACCACCATAGACAGGATTAGAAATGAGGCTGGATTAATGAACGTCCCAGCTGTTACTGATCAGGTATTAGATGAGATGCGCTCGGCTGCTGAAGATTATATAAACGACCGACTACATAACAGTTACGATATTCCACTTCCTACTCCCTATCCGCCTATTTTAGGTAGAATAGCTACATTAATTGCTGCTGGTTGGACTTTACAGCAACAACAGTATGGTCAATTCTCACCAAAACAAGATGAGGGCGATTCTAAAGCTACCGAAGGCGAGGTTAAGTTACAGATGATTGTTGACCGTGAGATGACCTTACTGGATCAGTTTGGTCACTCCTTACTGCTTGACGAAGATTTAGGAGTTAATAGTTGGCCTAATTCAACTACTTCTACCGGAATTCCTGGTGATCCTAGTATTGGTGGTAATAATGGAGATAATGGTCCGATGTTTTATCGTGGAAAGATATTTTAATGATACTCTCTGTTGAAGTAAACCTAGTTAATAGCAATTTAGTTGGTGACAAACTCGAGGAGTTGACAACTTCTCTATCAAACTTTAAAAACGAACTTTCAGAAATATCTGGTTTACTTAAGAAATTTTACAATAGCGATGTTTTTGCCAGTGATGGTCAAGCCCTTGGTCAAAGATGGGCACCGTTAAGTCAACCATACGCAACGTATAAGGGTAATAAGTATGGTTTTGGAAAAGGTATTTTAGTGGCCAGTGGCAAGATGCAAGGAAGCTTTGTCACGATGTCTAACTCAACAATGATGACGGTTACTAATACCGCTCCATATTTTAAGTATCATCAGTCCTCAGCACCGAGAAGCTCAAACCTACCACGTCGTGCTATGATTGGTTTTAATTTTGCAACTAATAAGATTATCGGTGACGTATTTCAAGCTGGTATTGAAGCTAGATTGGCTTCTATTTAATGGCAACTTTACCCTTAAATACGTTCAACACGTCGATTACAGCCAGAGTGTTAAATTTACTACGTACTAACTTCAAAACAACCTTTACGACCTATTATGATGGTGATCCGTGGGCTATTCCGACCGCCAACCTCCCTGCTTTAATAGTTGAAAAACAGTCAGGTACAACTACGGCCGAAGCGACTGGTTTAGACCACACAACACACAAGATCCAAATTAAAATCGCTATAGATAAACGACAAGATTTTATGACCGCAAATAACACCAAAACAACCCACCAATTATTACAACAGTATTACGATGGTCGTGATCCAGTAACTTTAGAATATTCCCCCGTCTCCTTGTTGGGTATTTTACGAACAAACTATACAATCAACCAGACAGATAAAGATCAAGATACTTTCGGTGTTAGATTAACTAGACAAGAGATTAGTTGTGACTTTGCCACTAGCGTTAGGCCCAATGATATAATGACGGCTGAGTTAATCGTGACGCTTGATCTAGAGGAGAACGTCCTGGTGCCGGTGCGTACTTGACACCGTCCTTAATAAACCCCCACACTTAAGATAATGAAGTATAAAAACATTAGCGGTTTAGTTCAGCACCTTCTCGGACATGGGATTGTTGAGCCGGAAGAGATTATTGAAGCAAAAGAATTAAATAACAAAAATTTTGAGGTTGTGAGTGAGCCTAAAATTGCACCAGCAATTAAAGAGGTTATTCCAGTGGTCGCCCCAACCCAACTAGTAGAAAAAGAGGACACTAAATAATGAGCGAAAGATTAAGTGATTTAGGGTATGGAGCGTTAGGCAAAGAAACAACTTTTGGTACGGCAGTCACGCCAAGTATCTTTTTCCCGTTGTACTCGGATACAATGCAGACCGATATTAAACTCGATACTGATAAAGTGATCGCCGGCGTACCTTATGCCAACTATGCCGTATACCAAGGTCAACGCGAACATATGGGCGCCTTAACTGTTATGGGCGAACCAAACACCGCCGCTCTTTGGTTTAATATGCTCTTAAATAAAGCCGCTACTCTTAACACTTATACTTTTACGATTGCTAGTGCCAGTGCAAGTGCTGGAGCTACCTATACCAATAATGGTGTTACTTTTACGGTTACATCAGCCGTTTCTAGTAGTACAACCCTAGTCGCTCAAGGTACTGGAGCGCCAAGTGCAAGCGGTACTTTAACATACGTTTCAGGAACCCCAACGGGTAATATTACATTCTCAGCTTTCACTGCTGGGACTACTAGTTACCAACACAACTTTGCCATGCCAGGTTCGTCTGATTCAGCTTCTTATACGCTTGATATTCTAAAAGGTCTTCATGTTATTCGTTACTTTGGTGTTAAGGCTTCTGGAATTAAACCAAGTTTTAATAAGAATAAGATGGAACTAGCCGTCTCAGTCTCGGCGATTGGTTCATTCTCACCTCGTGCAATCTCAATTACGCCTACTGGTTCAAATCCTTATACGATTACTTTTAGCACTGCTTATGATCCAAACCCAACAACCGGTTTGGTGGTTGGTGACACGCTTCAAATCTATTCTGTATCAGGTAACTCTTATACGAAGTTTACCGTTGCCTCCATTCCTAGCGGAACGACAATTACCACCACGACTAACGTAACTGCAAACGCTGCCGGTGATATAGTCTCTATAGCCCCCCAAACTCCGTCCTACAGCCTACTTTCACCGTTTGAATGGTCAAGTACCCAATTCTGCTTCGGATCAACCGCTGCAACCGCTCTAGTGGCCACACAGACGCAAGTAGAAGACGGTTCAGGTTATGAAGTGAAGTGGGAGTTTAATAGCGCCGGTGGTGAACACCGTTCAGGCACGATCGACCCAGCCTCCTTACCACGCAAAGAAGCCGATGTATCCTTGAATATTAAGAAGTTCTTTGACTCCCCAACTGATATGGCTACCTTTAAATCAGTTACCGCTTCAGGTGCGTTGGTTATTAGAAGCTATTCCGGTTCTTACGAACTTCGTTTAACTCTTAACAAGATTTATGCCAGTACTAAACTCGACCCAGAAAGCAAGGTAAATGAGTTACTCTATATTGACGCTACTTATGTACCAGTATTAAGCCAAAGTGATTCACAGGCTTTTGACGTAAAAGTAATTAACACCCTGGCGACAGTTTAGTTTTAGAGTAGAATAAACAAAAAGGAGGAATATGCCAAAGATCAACACAGCAGGAATTGTTAAGGTAACGCTACCGTCAAGTATTGATGGAGATCCGGCTATCGTAGAGATTAATAAAGGAATCTCCGTTGGTTCGCTAGTAGATATAGACGAATCTGCCAGCAATATGGAAAAAAGTTTACAACTTTTAACCAAAGCGATAATCTCCTGGAATATTACAGGTTCAGACGATCAGATTTTACCTATTACCGTAGAGAGCGTGAAGCAATTACAGGTTACTGATTTTACTTTCCTAAGTAAACAAATCGATTACGGTCAGCTTACTAAAGGAGAGGAAAAAAAAATTGACGATGTTTCTAGTGAGCCAAGCGAAGGGACAGAAGCCGTCAGTCAGCCCACCTCTTAGTTATACGTTCTTTGCCTATCGCCGAAATATGGGTATAGGCTATCAACAGTTTTTAGAAACACCGCTTAATATCTACAATCAGGATATGCACTTTATGGACACCGAAGAGCAAGTCAAAACCAAGTATGGCAAAAAATAATCTTGTCAGACTGATTAGTCTAGGAGTACGCTTTAACTAATGCCAAACGATCTAATAGTATCTATTAATACAGTCTTTGATCCAGCCGGTATTACAGCGGCTGAATCTTCTATGGCTGAACTAGGAGCTACCACTGAAGAAATGGGTGCAGCTGTTACGGCAGCGACAGAAGAGGCTAGTGTTGCAACAGAAGGTATGAGTGGAGCTTTTGAAGGTGCTGGTTTTGCCGCTGGTAGTGCTGCTCCTAAACTAGCTGAGATGGGTGCTAGTGCTGACGCAGCTGGAGCTGAAACAGAAGCCGCGGGCTCAGCTGCAGCCGAAAGCTCTGGTGGGTTTGACTTACTAGGCGGTTCTATTGCCAAAACTATTATTCCTTTAGCAGCGATGTTTGGTTTGTACGAAGGTGGTAAAGCCTTTATAGGTGATGTAAAAACAGCAACGGACTTATTTCAAAGTTCTAATGCCTTGATGACCCAGACGTTAAAGAATACTAATGACGCAATTGGTATGAATATCTCTCAACTTGACGCTTTAGCTGATAGTACCGCCAAGGGAACCACTATTACTGGGGTTAGCAATCAAGCCGTTGAACAGGCTTTAATGGGATATAGTGCTATTAATAAAAAGTCTCTACCTGAGTCAATTTCTTTAGTAGATGACCTAGCAACTCGTATGGCTAAAGGCGGTACACCCTCAACTCAACAGTTAACTCAAGCAAGTAAAGCACTTGGTAAGGCTTTAGAAGACCCAGCTACCGGCATAACTGCTTTTACTCGTCAAATGGTAAACTTTACTCCAGCTCAAGTCGCTGCTGTTAAGGCTATGGAAAAGGCTGGAAATACCGCAGGAGCTCAGGCCCTTGAGATGCAAGACCTAGCAACGGTAGTAGGTGGAGACGCAACGGCTGCGACCAACACCTTTTCTGGTAAACTAGCTGAGTTAAAGGCTCAGATGGATCCCCTTGAGGTAGAGTTTGGTCAAAAGTTTTATGCTGCTTTAACTAAAATTGGTATGGCCTTAGAAGATGAAGCTATAAAACTTATCCCATTGGCTGAAAAATATTGGCCTAAACTAAAGCAGGCTGGTGAAGATGCTCTTAATGGATTAAAACTAGCTTTTGACTACGTCAAACCAGGACTCGAAATATTAAAGAACGATATAGAGACCATAGCTAAAGCTATTATCAAAGTAGCCGAAGAGGCGTGGCCTACCTTTGAGAGCGCTATTAAAATAGTATTTGACTATCTAAACGCACATAAAAAAGATGTAGCTGATTTTATAACTGTTTTCTTATTATTCTTTGAAGTATTCAACCCTATTATAGATATAGCTATTTTAGTAGCTCTTAACTTTAAGAAAATCTCCACAACTCTCAGTGAATTAAAGAAGTGGTTTGATGGAAATAGCGCTTCTATAAAGTTTGTTAAAGAGGCTTTCAAACAAATACGTGGTGAATTAGAGATACTTTGGGATGACATAAAAAGTAAGTTACTACCTGCTTTAGAAAATCTTTGGAATACTCTTGGACCACCAATAAAAGTGATTGCCGCTATTATTGGAGTAGTACTAGACGCTGCTATCCAGATAATAATAGTCACTTTAGATCTTTTGGTTAGAGGTTTGGCGCTTGTTTCAAATGCAATAGCTGATGTAATTAAATGGATCGAGTCTGTAATTAGTTGGTTTGAAAATCTTCCCACGGCAGTAAATGATGCATGGGACAAAGTTCTTAAATGGACAGCTTTATATTGGAATAAAATTAAAGATGCAGTTAAAGACGCTTGGAACGCTACCGTAACCTGGTTAAGTAGTGTTTGGACGGATATTACCACTCCGTTTGTTACTGCCTATAACTGGGTGATTAATCTATTCAAAGGTATGCCAGCGGATATTGGTAAGGCAATTAGTGGAACTGGTTCTACTTTAGTGACCGATATTGAGAACGGTTTCAAGGGAATTACTGGTGCTGCTGGTTCTATTCTTAGTAAAATTGGCTTAGCTTCTGGTGGTTCTTTTATAGTGCCACAAGGTTTTCCTAATGATTCTTACCCGTTAGGCGGTGGTGTTTTTGCTCAATCAGGGGAGAAAGTAACGGTTACACCAGCTGGTCAAACATCTAACAGCTCCCAAGTGGTAATTAATCAGAATAACAACTTTTCGACCCCCCAAGACCCGAATGCTATTGCAAGAAGCATGGCGTTTTCCGTGAAGAACGCATTAATGTAATTAGATGAAAACAATAATACTAGACTCAACAGGTTCTAACCTAAAAATTCACGATGTAACCGACTCAACGTGTCACTATTACGTCTACACGCCCATTCCTGGTATTGCCGAAGTTCCCCAACGTGTTACACAGTTTAATCGTGCCGGTGAAGACGGGGTATTTATTGCTAATATTTTCCAAGGACAACGGACGATTCACTTAGACGGGATTGTCGCCGCCACGGCAGGTGTAGATGACTATACTACAATGCGTCAGAATATATCCAGTCTCCAACAAGCAACTCGCAACAATAGTGGGGTGCTTCAACAAAAGACTTGTTTGTTCACGACTGACGATGGTAATACTTATGCGGTTACTGGGCAAATTACTAACATTCTATTACCCGATCAATTTTTAACTAACGCACCATTCTCTCTCGATATTATCTGTAATGATTGGTTCTTTGATTATAACAATCAGCAGTCTTTAACGCTTCAGTTAGCAACAGGTGGTGGGTTTATCCTGCCAGTCGACGTTCCAATTGTCTTTGCGGCTGGAACAGGAAATGTCGGGACAGCTAATAACGCCGGAAACGTCACCGCCTACCCCATTATCACCATTACAGGAATAGCGACCAATCCTCTTATAGTTAATCAGACAACGAGTCAGTATATTTCCTTTAATTTGACCATGATCTCGACGGATACTTTGGTAATTGATCCACAGAATAAAACAGTTCTACTTAACGGTGTTTCAGCTCTTTTATACGTTCAAGATGGTTCGAGTTGGTGGGGTATACAACCGGGTAACAATACAATCTCTTATACGTCGGGTGGTGGTGGAGATGACGCCAAGTGTGTTCTAACGTACTATAATACTTGGGCAGGTATTTAATGAACAACCAATCTATTTATAAGGTTCAAATATACGATCCGTCCGGTAACTTGGTTGTTGATTTAACCGGCTTGGACTTAGCAAAACAAATTATCAAAACTAGAAACGACGCCGATCAATTACAGGTTCAGTGTAGTTTAGATAAGATGCACGAATTGGCCGTTACGTTAGGAACTAATATTAGGAATCTAGTTAACGTCAGAGTTAATGAATTAAGGATTTATAAAATCAGTAAAGTCACTGGTGAGTTTGCCTGTATTGGAGCTGGTCAAATTCAGTCATTACAAAGAGGTTTAGAGGACGGCAACAGAACGGTGGTGATTGTCGCTTTAGGTTGGCTTGGTTTACTGGCAAGATACTACTATAACGCTGCGCCTAATCAGATTACCATTAACTCAGCTTTGGATTATAGTGCTGGTACTACTGACGGTGGACAGATCGCTCTAGCTCTTTTAGCCAACGCTCAAGCCGCCCAATACGCCCAACCAGCAATTACCAATATTACCGTAGGAACGGTTCAGACAAGTAATGATCAAACCTGTACCTATCTTCAGTTCAAGTGTATTAAGGACGCCCTTACGGAGTTGACGGAGATGGAGGGTAGTTTTGATATGGAGATTACTTGGGACAAGATTCTTAATATTTACTATCCTGGTATCGGAACGACCCGACCAGATATACCAATTATGATTCCTGGTACACCGATTCAACTTACCGTAACAGATGATGGAACCAATCTGGCAAATAATGTTATTGGACAAGGTTCTGGTACGTTGGAAGCCACTGGAACCAATACAGCCTCTCAGCAGAGCGACCTAGGACTTCAGACAACGGTTAATAGTTATAGTGATATAACTAATCAAGATATGCTCCAATCTCAAGCAACAGCCGATGCAACCGCCTTATCTTCTGTTATTATAGTTCCCGAATTAGTTTTAGACGGTGTAATTGGCCCAGACATAACTCAAATAAATATCGGAGATCAGTTGGTCTTTAGAGTTGCAGCCAATCAGGATAGTTTTGAGGACTTAGATGGGAACAACTACCGAGTCGAATCATATACCTGGACAGTTGATGATAGTAATACCGAGCAATTAAGTTTAACTTTAGCAGGATAATGAGTAAGAACGTCATTAAAAAAGGACCCAATAATTACCTACAGCAGCAGATTTTAGATATGCAGAAGGATTTAAAACAATTGAAAGCAGTTCAAGTAACTACTGTCCAGGGTAGCAGTGAATACGTTACGAGTTTAATAACTATCAATAATGGTATTACATGGTATTTTGATCCACTTGTTTATTTAAACCCAAGTGGTGATTGGGATCTTCTATCCATGTGTGAGTGGTCTGTTTATAATGGCTCAGTTTCAAGTGCTAATGATTACTTTCAGGGATTTGGAGGTTTGGATATGGGGTTAGTACCGATAGTCTCTGGATATAGCTATGATTTTACTCAGGTATTGCCCTATGGGTCTAATACTTTTTATACTAAGAACGCCTATGTAATGACAATCACTAATAACAGTGGTAGTTCCATAGGCGTTATAATAAGATTAAGGTTTAGATATATCGGAGCGCCACCAGACTCCGCACAAAGTTAAATGAAACGTGAAGCTTTAGTTTACCAGGATCAGAGTATTATTTTTGCTAATGGTATTGGTATTCCCTTTAATGGCAGCCCAGATAATAAGTTAATAAGTACGATAGACGTTAGTTATATGACCACTGATCAGTTTAACGACTGCTTAAATAATCCACAAAACTATCAAGTAATAACCAGTGAAGACGGAACCCAAACCATAGAGCCAGTAGTTACCGATACCGAAACAGTTACCGGCACAAGTAGTATTGTCGAACCAGTTATATAAACACCTATTTACAAACTTGCTAAAAAGGTTATTATTAACTTTATGAATCTAAAGGTATTATTAATAAGTGCTGGAATAGTAGCCTCTGTTAGTGCCGCCTCTTTGGGGGGTTATTCTTTGTACCACTTGAATAAACGAGTTGACGTTTTAAGTAATCAAAAACCTATTACCGAAGTCGTTAAGCCTACATCTACTACTCCAACGGTAGCCACCACGCCCGTAAAGTCTACCCCAACCGTAACAGCCCCAGTAGCAACCAAACCAGCTAGTTCTACTTCAGTTGTAGCTCCTAAAGTTCTTACCCCAACTTCTGTTATAGAGCCAAAAACTGTAGCAGTAACTCCGACAGTTCAGCCAACGAGTACGACTATGGACGGATCTGCTTGTGTTGATGGCGTTTCTACTGATCCTAGTTCGTGTGATCAAAATTCTGGTGTATCTTATGCTAATGGTGGTTCCCAACAGATGGTAGATGTCTGCGATCCAGGCGATATGTGTAATGTAGACCCAGTAGGGGGTATTACCCCACAGTGTGTAGTCTATAGTGTCAACTATTTAGGCCCCCTGGCTTACTGTAGTTCTTATTCACCCGACCCCACTACCTATGAGGGATATCCAGTTAGGATATTAGATGCCAACCTAGAGGATAGTTCTAGTGATAATTTTGGAGCTTGGGAAAAATTACTAACACCTTGACACGTAAAACTTTAAACGGTATGTTGTTTGTATACATTCCTATCTTGGCTTTTTGGATCGTCAACCCAGCCAAGATTTTCCAGTGTCCTATCTATCAAGGTTTCCGTATCCCTCTCAAGCGGAAGATTGTACATTTGATCACTCATAACACAAGCGTACTAGTTTTTTGATATTGGCACAAGTGTAAGAACGCCGCCCTATCACTTTTCCCTTATACCATATAGCATGTTATGAGGGTATAGTTACCATACTAATGTCTTGACCAATTAAATTATTAGCTTTACGCTTTAAGTAATATGAGTTTAAGCGGCCAGTTGGCAAACAGAAACGGAGGCAAGACCTCTGAACAAGGTTTAACCCAAACTCTCAGTGCTTTTCTTGGTTATAATGGCGTAATTGCCTCGGGTGATCTCTTAGTCACCGCCCAAGGAACTCCCAATAAAACCGTCGCTGTAGCGGTTGGTAACTGTATTATTGGCTCCCTCTCTCCATCTGCTTCAACCTATTCTTATGAGTGTTGGCTACCAACAACTGGAAATATCACTATAGCCAACAATACTTCAGGCTCGGCTCGTATAGATGTAATTGTTGCTTATGTTAATTTGAGTGTTGTGTCTTCAAGTTCCAACGATAACCCTGGAGCATTTTTAATAGATGTTGTAGCTGGTACACCTTCAGGTTCACCAGTTGCGCCCAACAACGCCGCAATTGAGTCTTATATCGGGGCTTCAAATCCTTTTATAGTCTTGGCCAATATCGCTGTGGCCAATGGATTTAGTTCTATTATTACCGCAAATATTACTGACGTAAGACCAAAGTTAACCGTCAATGGTTCTTCATTAGCGGCTGGCACAGTACCGTTTAATTTATTTGGGGCAGCAGCTAGCACAGGTGGTGGTAATCCCCCAGCGGTAGGTTCTAGTAACTTTCTTATGCAGGCAGGCAAGACTACAGTGACCACTAACTCTCATGGTAACGCTACAATAAATTTTCCTAACTCATTTCCTAATGGGCTACTGTGTTTCCTCCCTGTTATAGCTGGTCCAAGTAATACCACAATAGGCCTTCAGGTAATAGATGACAGTAATACTTATACGAACGCATCTTTTGCTACAATATGGGCCTGGAATACGCCTGACGGTACGTCGGTTAATACAGGAGACATTGATATTCTGTGGATAGCAATAGGTTGGTAATGGCAGGCTTAGGTTCATATGATTACGGTGACAGTTCAATAAATAAAGATTATAAGAATGGACGTTAATCTCTACTGGCAAATCCCTGCAGCTTTAGTGGCTGGTGGTGCAATCGTTTATACGTTCTTCTGGGCATATGGCTCAAGAGGTAATTCAGATGCTAAAAAAGAGACAGTAGATACTTTGTCGGCATTAGTAGATTCTCAACGTAGGGATATTGATTATATGAAGCAAACCCAAGAAGGTTTGGCTAAAAAATACGACGCTACTACTGCTCAATTAAATCAGCAGATAGGTAAAGTTCAAATTCTCCAAGAGACACTAGCTCTCCGTGATCCAGATTTCAATAAAAACATTACAAACATTCTCCAAGAGCTATCTAATTCACGGAAAGAACTTGTTGAATTGCGCAAAAACTTTTCTGATCATTATGCTCAAGATACTAATAACTTTGATATGGTTTTTAGCTTACTAAAAGATGGTTTTAGTGAAAATGATCATCACGGTGAAGTTCTAAAAAAAGTAAACGAGATACATGACTCAATCCAGCGTGGTGCGCCAGTTCTTAATGATAAACTTAAGCCAATTTAATGCCAGACTGGGAGTGGATAATACTCTGGACTGTTGTGGGAATTCTTGTTTTAACAAGTTTTTATTTGACACTTCGATTAGTTTGGGCATAAGATTAAATTAATAAAGGAGGTTATATGATATTTAAACAGACAGATTTTCCAGATTTGACATTAGGTAACGGAGGATTAAGTGTAGCAAAAGAAGGTTGTCTCGCAATCTCATGTGTGAATGCTTTGAATCTTGCTGGTTATAATGTAACTCCACAGGACTTCATAGGCAAAATGAACGCCAATGGTGGATTTGAGAATAGTGAATTAGTCTGGGGAGTTCTACCAAAAATTTACTCACAGATAAATATGAATGGTTCTGGGTATACTTTAGCAGAGGGTAACTGGTCTGGTTTTAAGCACTGGGTACTTGAACATAACGGAGTTACTTCTGATCCATGGTTTGGTCTTGAACACGCTCCGGCCGGTTGGGTAGCGGACGGCACAGTTCATAATATTGGTATAGCTCCGCTTGTAGCACCAGCTCCTGCTCCTCAACCTGCACCAACTCCACAACCAGCTCCAGTTAATTTTAACGTCACAGTTCTTAGAACTAGTAACGTCAGAACTGCTCCGTCAATATCTGCTCAGATTACTAGCGTTATACAACCAGGTAATACGTTTACGGGTGTTGCGATTGTACAGGGTTCAAATGTAGGTGGAAACTCTAACTGGGTTAAAAGCTCGCTTGGTCACTTTGTGTTCAGTGGAAATTTACATTATTAAATAGAAAGGAACAATAAAAATGTGGAACGAATTAAGAGGTTATAAGACGCATATCTTGGCGATTGTTACGGTTATTTATGCTCTGTCAGCAGCTTTTACTGGTCATATGGGTTGGAGTCAAGCGATTCCGATGGTCTTAGGTTCTGGTATGGCATCAGCTCTGCGTAGTGGTATTGCAAAAAGTTATCAAATATTAGGTTAATAGATAAGGAGAAATATGAATTATCCATGGTTAAATAAATTGTTTTTGGTTGTAGCTGTGATCTTGTTAGTTATAGCGGCTCTTATAAGTGGTACGGTCTTTACAAGCAGTATAAGTGCTCAGACATTTGGTCTTTGGGGTATTGCCTTTGGATTCGCAGCGTCATTATTATAAATTAATAATCTAGTAAGGAATTAAATATGCAAGACGAAATTAATGATATCGCCGGTTTAGTAAAAGAAGATTGGGAGTACGTATTGGGTCTATTAGAGAACGCTCAGTTTCCAGGTACTATGGTTACAAAAATAGCTGATCTTATGAATAAGTTTAAAAGTAATATTGATCAGTTTCCAGCCAAAGTAGAACCAGCTACTCCAGTGGTTCCTGTTGTTGAAACAGCTCCGGTTAACGAAGTTGTGGCCGAGCCAGTAGCAGAAGCAACTCCTGAAGTTGCTCCTGAGGCACCAGCCGCAGAAGACGCACCTGTTGACCCTACTGTTGCTCAGTAAAAAATAGCTATACGCTAGACTTAGAGACCGGACGCCGACCCCCTCCTCGCGCGTTCGGTCTTTTTGTTGTGCTATTTTTAAAAAGAATACATAATGTATTCACCTCACCAAAAATTGTCAACAGATGCCTCGGCTGGAGATGCTGCGACGGGTCAACTGACTGGATCATCTGCTCGGTTTAAAATTCCGTGGGGGGGCAGGGTTGTCGGGTATTGACAGTCATGCCCCCTTACTGAGCATAATAAATATGTGGTCAGGTCGAGATCTGAACATAACTTAAAACATCGCTGCGTCGCCGGCGGTGTTTTGTGTTATATTATGTTTACGAGCATAGCAAACTGGTTTTATGTATAGTAGTGTTATAGTATAGTACTATGAATAAAGAAAAAGTTAGTTCGGTCCTAGGGAGTAATAATCCTAACTGGAAGGGTGAATTAGTTAAAAAAGCTGGTTTACACGTTTGGGTTACTAGGTATCTAAAAAAACCTGATCTATGTGAATGTTGTGGTATAGTTCCACCCTTAGACCTTGCCAATAAAGGGATATATGATAGGAATTTTGAAAATTGGGAATGGCTCTGCCGTAAATGTCATATGACTAAAGATGGAAGAATGAATAATCTAAAGAGGGTGGGCGGCTCAACTGAAATTTTATGTAAGGTGTGTGGCTCCCCAAGAAAGGTTCGTAATTCGCAAGTAACCAAGGACAGTAAATATTGTTCTCACGAATGTTACGTAAAGGATAGGTGGTTCTTATGAGCGTAACCAACTGGTTTGGTTTCCGTAGGAGTATAGAAATAAGGCGGTGTATCGTTTGTAACCAGGAATTTCGTGCTATGAGTTGGCAATCAAAACTCTGCCAAAAAGAAAGTTGCCGAACTACCTATAAAAATAGACTTAATAAATTGAATCGCTTAAAACGTGGTCTTGGTAAGGGCCGGAATACTAGTGGGTTAAAACAATATGACAACAAGGCAAAAAGCAATTGATATAGCTAAAAAAGTAGCGAAGGAAAGGGACTCGTGGATATGCCAAAAATGTGGCAAAGGAAAGTTGGCTGGACAAATTCAAGGAGCTCATATTTTTCCAATAACCTTTGGTAATACTGCTGCGGACCCAGATAACATAATCGCAATGTGCGCCTCAGATCATGAGTGGGCTAGGAATTCTTGGCACAATTCACCATTAGAGAATGCTGAATGGTTTCTAGTCAAATGGCCTGGTCGATATGAAAGATTAAAAGCAAAAGCCTATCCTATTAGACCTATTAAAGAATATGAGTGGAAAGAAAAACTTGAAGATTTAAAAAAACAGTACAAGGATTTGGTAAAATCTCTAAATAAATAGTATGTGCCTTGACATTTTTTGTGACTTTTATTACGTTTAATAACGTCATGAAAAGCAAAGGAGTCTATTCGTAGACTTTGGAACGGTTCACTACACCCCCTCAGATACTCAAAAATACTCAGTAACTCCCGGAAGTTCGTCTTATCAATAATGCTTATTGCTAGTTTTTGTTTATACCCAACGTCAGTACAGGGCCAGGTAATTGTTTCTAATTCTGTATCTACCGGGATTCCTGGTAATTCGGAGAGTATTAAGTGCCTAACTAATACCATTTGCTCAGTCGGACGTGATCCGCTCACAATCACGCTCGACAGTACCTCGCCATACTTGACACAACAAACGGCTGAACAAATAGCTAACCAACTTATCATTGCCAAAGAAAAACAAGCGTCTGAGAAGATTTTGACCGTAAAAACGACTATCCCAGCGGTGACCCCGATCCCCACTAGTACTACTAACGAACAGTTAATGGCTGAAGCTGGGATTACCCCAGTTAAAGAGTAGACTAAAACCAGAACAAAAAATTCCTGAAGTTCCTTGTATAGTCTGTGGTAAACTGTACCAACCGATAATGAAACACGTAGGTAAGCGTAGTCTTACTTGCTCTATAGGTTGTAATAATAAAAGCCGTGCCAAAGGTTTTAAGCCTAACTTTATTAACCCTGCCAGCAACTGGAAGATGAAATCCACGGCTCAGTCCCTCGCCGTGTATAAAGCTCAAGCGCAAATTGCTCTTGAACAGCAGGGGGTGCATACATAGCCCTGGCATAACCATCGTAATTATTCCACGTAGAATTTAATACTTGGTATAAACCACTGGCTGTAGAGTGAGGATTTTGAGCAACTGGATCATTTCCACTCTCGCATTGTTTTATTTTAGCAAAAATTGGTGGTAGCGTATAGGCAGAGCTATTTTGTACCGTCACAAAACTCTCTGCATTAGCCTGCTTAACCGCAGGCTTTTGTAATACCCCTAAGTTACCGTTAGAACTGGCTGCTGTGAGAGCTTTTTGCTTCGCAATGGCCTCTTGCTGGGCTTGGTACTCACTTTGAGTTATTTTAATAGAAACTGTATTTCTGACAAGTTCACAAATTTGAACATTAAGGCAACTAATTGAACCAACTAATTGACTTTGGCTAGAAGATGGCAACGAATTACCAGAATTCCCGGTAGATACGTCAGAACCCACTAACGTAACAGACTGACCGTAAGTCGAGGGTACAAGTATAAATGCGAGCAGGATTGCTAAGAGTATAAACTTCAAGGGATTCCAGAGTACACAGGATAGACAGAGTGGGTGTGGTGCTTCGTTTTTAAGTCGTTTTATCGACTCCTTTAACTTGCATGACCTAGCTAGCGTAGCGTGTTTTGTTATAAATTTCTAGATTTTGTCAAGTAATAAGCCCCCACTTCTTTGTAAGAAATGAGGGCTGTAATCATATGATCTCTCCTTTCGGTAGGTCGAGTTGCCGGACTAACTCAAAGGAAATCTTCGGGTTATATGTACGATAGCACTTGTCGCAGTTACAACCGATATAATCTCCTTCGCCGGGCAAGCCAACATACTGGCTCTCGATATGTCCCTCACAACCTTCAATTCCACACGTCCAGGTGCAGAGTGCTAGGCTATTTTCGACTATTAGAGCAAGAGCTATTTGCTGTTGCAACCTTCGGGCGGATTCGTGCCTGTCCATCGTGTACCTCCAATCTCGGACGGGGCAACTTGAGATGTTTTCTGTAATGACCAACTCTTTGTTTAGTAGTCACAGCTGAACTCGTCCTCCTTTGGAGAGGTATCGGCGAATAATGATGGCTCAATGTCCTCATCGTCAACCACGTCCTCATCGTCGAGGTAGAGTTGACAATTTAAGCAGTGAGTCAAATTAGAAAATGGGTGGAGATCGTCACTCCCACAATATCGACACTTTTTCATAATGTTACTCCTAAAGTACGAACTATTACTTTACAGTATTCCGTTTGTGGAGATTGTCAAAAGTTCTCAATTGTTGGGATATAGCGAAACTTTGGCTTAGCCCAGGTAATGAGCTGGAACTTAGCTCCGCTGTCCAGCCACTCTTGGAGTAGCGGCTCGGCAACTATCTTCCTGATATGGGCATTACGCTGTTTGTCTGAGGTCGACTGGACACCTAATATCTCGCCAGGCTTAATTGCGATTAGGTCGATTATATTGAAAAGGTCTACCCGATTATTGGTAAACCCATTCCAATGTTCAACAACTGCCACCGTATAACCCAACTTCCTCAAGTGCTTTAAGGTTAGTTGGGTGTACGGCTGTTTCATTTACTTAATTAGCAATTGCTCAAGCGTTGAGGCGAGAGCTGAGCGGAATCCCATCGCACCAAGTGCGGTAAAAATACCGGAGACACCAGCCACTTGGCTGACGTTACCAGTTGACCAAGCAACTACAAAATAGATGATGGCTATAATTGACACAAAATAGACTTTGTAGCCTTGTAATGATTTAATCATTTTTTTTTCCTTCCAACTTATCTACTACTCGCTCGACCAAGCTTTTTAACTCATCGAGTAGTTCGATTAGGATTGTTTCGTGAGTAACGATAGTGACTGGAGTATCTGAAGTAGAACTAACAACTGGCTCAACCTCAGGAGTAGCCGGGGTTTCAGGCGTGTTATGTGGCGGCACGTCCGAGATAGGCTCGGCCACTTCCGTTGGTTGCTCTGGGGTTAGTTCGGCCGTTATCTCAACTGGGGCTGGTATCGTTGGTTGTAATGGTTGAGCTGGCTGAGGTTTACCGTAGGCTTGGAACTGCGCTGCGTCACCAAAGAACAGATCGAGATCGACTGTGGTGGGAATACCACTTACTTGGCCTTTGTCTGAGTACTGCATAAACGCCGCCATCGGCCAGGGTTGACTGGTGTCGTATACGCCGTTATCGTTAAACGTCCATTCTGCTAACCATAGACCGTAGCCGGCGCTAATAACTGGTTGCCAATCGTGCGCCTTAGCTAGAGCAAGATTGATGTAAAGCAATGGTTTGAATCCTAGTAATTGCTCAGCCTTGTTAAGCCACGCTAGACACCACGCCACTGAGTCGCCGTCATAGGCTTCCTCAAAGTCCAAGGCAACTATTTCGCCGGGTTGGATATCACTAAGGACACGGGCAACATACTCAGCCTCGGCTTCGGGCGTGTTGTACTGGGGGTAAGAGAAGTGATAGAAACCATGCAAGATACCAGAGTTTCTAGCCTCAGTCTTATTGGTTTCAAAATGGGGATCGAGATACTGGCTGTCTGGCTGACCCGGATCAGGGCAACCACCAGTTGATTTGATAATCGCAAAATCTACGCTATTTTTTAGCGCCGGCCAGTTGATCGAACTTTGATACTGTGAAACGTCTACGCCTTTAATCATTTACCTCCTTATTTTTTACTTACTAACACAATTACTACTACAATCAAAAGCACCACCGCCAGTGGTAGCGATACAATCCAAGCCAGAACGTGACCAAAACCACCAAGCAAGAACAGAACGAGCAGAACAATTAGAATCAGCTCAAGCATTTAGAACCTCCTTATTTATTTTATTATACACCATCTATTTGTGGCCATAGTACATAGTCGCAAAGATTCCAGTGATTATCCCAACGATTACTCCTATCAGCCCCAAAATAGCTACCACTTTTTTACCTAGATATGTTTGGGCTTCACGGTCTTTGACTATGCCAGTCAGGGTGTTTCTAAAATCTGGCTCACCTAAATAGGCGAGGTTTCTAAAAGTCTCGTCAACCTTTTTCCAGCGTGGTATGTCGTCTTCGCTCCAATAACTATCACTAAAAGTACAATAAATAGCCCAGTCGTGATAACCTTGACCCCTACAAGCGACCCAGTCTAACATCTTTTCTGTTCTCGTCATATTTATACCTTCAGGAGAGTCAACGATAGTGCCTTGGGCAAATATATCTCCGTCATTCATCGCCTTTAATTTTTCAACCGTTAGTAATTCTAGCATTTGTCCTCCTTTATTATCGTCAACTTATCTAGTGCGTTATTTATTTTATCAACTAACTCATCTGGTAATAGTAAACCATAAGACAATTTATTTATCTTCTCCACAGACTCTGGTTGGGGTTTGATAGGTTTAAGCATTGGTATACCACCACATATGCAATTTTTGCACAACTTCATAGTAAGACATTCACCACAGGCACAACCATTATCTTCGGGCTCCCCACTGGAAGGTTCAGAGTCCGACTTGTCCTGCGCTTCAAGTGCGTTAGCAAAGGCTTCAGCTTGCTCCCTTTCACTCATTAAAAGCCAATGTTGCCCTCGCAAGAACTTAATCAACTCGACATTGTCATATTTAGTCATCGCTTGATAGTACTTCTTACTTTTTGGCACCCAAAGCATATCTGAGTCAGAGCGTAGTGAAAGGTACTGTATATCGCTTGCTGAGTATGTTTCCCCTCGCACTCCTGGATATGTTTTCGGACATCTTCTTGTTTTTCTATCCACTCATAATCAAATGTCATTTTTTAGCCTTTACTAGTTTTTTAGGTTTCTTTTTTGGGTTCATAATCAATTCGACCGCCATATCAACTAGGAGGGCAAAGTCAATTTCAGCATAAGCCGTATAAGCCGCACGAGCCGCCGCATAAGCCGCATAAGCCATATAAGCCGCACGAGCCGTATAAGCCGCACGAGCCGCCGCATAAGCCGCATAAGCCGTATAAGCCGCACGAGCCGCCGCATCAGCCGCATTATCCGCCGCATAAGCCATATAAGCCGCACGAGCCGCATAAGCCGCATCAGCCGCCGCACGAGCCGCACGAGCCGTTGGGTGTTTAAGGTATCCTTTTGCTGCTTCTATCGCTCTTCTCGGTCTATTGTCTTTTGGATACTTATTCTCAAAGTACTTCAGGACACTCTCGGCACAAAGAATCGCAAACATTACCCGAACGCTTTTTTCTTTATCGGAACTTATCCACGCAGGAGGTGGTATCAGCCCAGTGGTGGTAAGCGAAAAAACCCCGACTTTTCCGTAATCTTTAACCACTATATCGCCCTCTGCCTCCCAGATGTTAAGATCTTGGATATCGCCGTGAATCGGATTTAGGATAAGCCCTAAATTGACATTGGTATAGGCGTGTAGGACATCACCTGAACACAGTTGGGGATTTTTGACTTTCTTGAGCTGGTGAGTGACGTTCTCACCCCACTTGGTGTCATCTCTCGTTTTGTTGTCTGAATCTGTTAGTTTGAATAGTTTAATTTTATCTCCAACTCTGTATTGTCATATTTAGTCATTTTCCTTCTTATTTCCAGCTCATAATTAACTTGTATACCACGACCTCGACCTCGACCCCGACCACGACCACGACCCCGACCACGACCCCGACCACGAACTTTCCCAGCCAGTTCTAACGACTGCTTGGTTCATTATTTTTGAACCGTAAACAAGTTACTATAGGGCATTATTTCGATAATAGAACCAATAGCAACAAAGGTTGTGCCAATTGGTTCTACTTCCAACGAATCAGTAGGTGTTCCTTTAACGAACTCATAGAAACGACCCGTATCAGGTATCCAGGCAGCGTCTTCCAGGTGAATAAAGTCACCCGTTATGTTTATTGCTCGACCCGTGAAGTAGTGGGTGACAGTTCTAATAAAGACAATTCCACCGACTAAATCGTCAAGTGCGTTGTACTTAATAGCCTCTTTCTTAAGCAGGTGCTTAACTTTCTCGTATTCTTCTTTTGTTAGTTTGTATTCTGTTGCCATAATTTCCTTTTCTAGTTAATTTATTTCCAGCTCATTACTATTATTGTCACCACCAACACCCCTATCAGCAGACAAGACGCTAAGAAGACTGCTCCGAGGAGGATTTTGAGGTTATCGTCAGGCATTAGCCTCTTTTATCTTACCGTATATCCAAAGTTGAGTATTCATCTTATTCCTCTGTTTTCTCTTAATAGATCAAGTACTCTTTGTTTGGCTAGTACCCAAGCAGATAATTCACCCGAATAATAATAGGCGTCGTTCTCGTTTTTAGCACTAGCATAAAGCTCCTGGTTAATCTGAACTTTTTTATCAAACAGATCTACTAATTCTTCTATCTTTTCTCTATTGATCACCTTCCTCCTTATCTAATAATTCGATACTTTTACTCTTTTTTAATTGGGGATACATATCGTATAGATTCTTAATTCCACCGGCGTATAAAGTGTCGGCAATTTGCTCAAGAGATATTCTATGATTCTCCAAACACCAAGTCTTATCACCTAATACGCCTCTACGATTGGTAATAACTAAAATTAAAGCTGGTTCAATTAATTCGGTGTCTTTCATAAATCTTCCTTTATTATTTCTATTGCCCCGTTTAAACCGTCTGTATAACACATTTTAGCTATGTACTCTTTGGTCATTTTGTCGTCCAAGACTTTAATATCTGGATATTGAGCTTTCTCTATCTGTTGAATAATCCAGTTAGCGTAGATCTTTCTAATAACCTTAACGGCCTCTTCGGGGATCTCCTGTTTGCCAACTATTAACTTTCTCATTGGTTTATATTAACTAGTTTCTTTTCTGCCTTCCATATCTCTGGATTATCGGCTCTCTCTGGATAAAAAACATATAAGTAGGGAAATGTCTCCCTCAAGAGTTTAGTGCTGGTGGGGACGTAATTACATATAACAAAAAGATTTTGATTCTCAAACGACCCGTTTACTTTTATGTAGTCGTCAATTGTTTTAGTGATATAAAGAGATTTTTTAGTCTTTAATTTTAGACAATCACTAACGTCAACTCCAATATAAGCCAGGTGTTTTTCAAAGAAAGCTGCTTGTATTCCATAGGAACACCCCAGATCAATAACAATACGGTGTTTAGGGATTATTTTAGAAAGGTAATAGTAGGTATCTAAAAAGCCTAGAAAACTTGGATCAATATCACAGTTATTTTGGTTAATAATCTCGTCTATCTGATCCTTATAACCTAATTTAGACAACCTATTATACCAGTAGTAGTCCTTATTCATTCCCTCTCCATATTACTTTAATAATAACCTTTTTAGAACCTTTGTCAAGTGATTATCTAGCCTTGCTCTGTTGAATAAAAATATCTTCTTGACGCTTTAATTCAATTAGATCGTTGGTGGTTAACTTATCCAGTCTACCCCCGTGGGTAGCGATGAAGTAATCTCTAAAAGTTTTAAGGGCATGCCAGTTTGGGTTCTCGTCAGCTTTATCTGAAAAGCCTTTGGGTTTAACCGTTTCGTTTATTACGTATTCGTCGTCCATTAGTCCTTCTTTAATTTGCCTAACATATTTCTTGGTAGCAAATCGACTTCTCTAATAACTTGCTCGTCTTTAAAGTAATACATTGCTGCCTTATCGTCATTGGATCTGGCGGCCGGAGTTAAGAAAAAGAACTTCTTATAGGCAACTTGGAATAGTGAGTTGAACAACATTTGAGCATGGACTAATTCAAACCTTTCTTGTTCAGGAAGTTTCTTAAACAAATTATCCTCGCGCTTACTTAAGGGCTCAAAGTTATCGGTCAATTTCAGCCTAGGATACTGTTTTCGGAACGCTTGGAGTAGATCGTCCGCCTCGGCCATAAAATCAACGAAATAATCCGGTGCTTTAAACTCTGGTACTACCATTAATCCTCCCTTAACCAACCACAAGGACATCTTAGTAAACGAGCACCTCGCTTAATCATTTTATCAGGCAAATTTAATGTATTGCCACACTTTGGACAGGTGACGTCTGGGTTGGTTTCTTCTTTCTCAACTTCTCTTTTAATTTGAACGCCTTCAAGACCTTGGTAGAGTTTACCTTTCATAGGTTTGGAAGTATTCGACTTTGGCATTCTTTCTATCGCAGCATTAATCTCTTCTTTTCTTAGCTCTTCCATTACATTATCTCATTATCTAGGTCAGTTTTAAAACAAAGCTCTAGTAATCTTTCAACTAGAACACTCTTTTTCATACCTGTACGTTCCTTTAATTCCATAAGCTTACTGTGGACTGACGGGCGCAAATAAATAGCCTCAGCTTGTTTATTCTGCGTGGGCCTTCCTACTTTTCTTTTTTCTATCATTAAGTCCTCCTATTTGAAATTATTATACAACATTATACCCAACGAGTAATATCCACTATTACTGACTGTTTCATTTACTCTCCCAGATACTTAACCTGTCCTGTAGTCTAGCTCCTTGGGCGATCATCTTTTTAATACGTCTGATTTTATTTACGGCAGTAAGTCTCATTTTAGTAACTGCCTCCTTCGCAGTACTTTTTGACTTAATCATCTAGTGAATATACTCATCTTTAGCTTTTTCCCAACCCAACTCAGAAGCCCAATCGAACATATCATCCATATTACCGCTATTAACTATCTCTAGGTATTTAGCAGCTTGTCCGGGCGTAAGTGTCGCGTAATTATTTGATTGTTTTTCCATACTCCTCCTTTAATATCCTATGTGCTGAGGGCTACCCGTTTACGGATCAAGTTATTCCGTAGTACTTTCATCGGCAATACCGAGCTTAATAGCCAAAAGTCGTCACTCCCAACACATAACCTATTAAAAATTGAGCTTAACCAGGTTGCCGTCTTATATATAGCGTGCGCCTTTCAGCTAACACTATTGCAATATAGAAGCGAGCAACCCAGTATCGAGACTGATTCGACGCCGTACAGTTTTCCTGGGCCTTTGCCTTATCTACCGAGCAGGTGATCTGTCGTCTTTCTTATACCTCTTTTTTAAAGCTACTAATTAAATATAACCGTTTAATAAAGTTTGTCAAGCACTTATGCAACGAGCTTAATTGGCCAGGTTTCCAGCTAGTAACGAAATAATTACAGTGGCCGTAATAACCACTGCTAAAATAATAAATGTCTCTATGTACGGCCGGAGTCCTTTACCACGTGCCTTACCAATCAATAGTACAGTTAAAAGACACAGCAAAGACCCCACTAGAATGGCCGGTACACGACTTAAGAACAAAAATGGTAGTGCTGGTAAACAAGTCCCGATAAGCGTTGCTACGGCCATAATAAAGGCCTTGTAGCCACTCCTACCGTTGTCGGCCAACCACTCCCCAAAACCCATACTCAACGACGAGGCGGTCGCTAATCCAGCCACAACGACAATTAGAGTATGAAGATTGTTCTGCAAGAGTGCAGCAATTACGACACCAACGGCACTGGTAAAACCATCAAAACCCCCGAAGATCTCTTCCGATTCAATTTCTTGTTTACTTACTCTTTTTACCATTACCGAGAAGCTTTTTAATTTCTGCTAGTTCGGTATTCTGGTTAATTAATATTTGGTTAAGCTGTTCGATCTCTTTCTCGGCCTTCACATTAGTTTCGAAGTCGGCATTAGATTGCGCCTCTGAAGCTTTAGATTGTTCATTCGTTCCAAATAGGATCACGGATAGCAAGACTAATTGTAAGAAGTTTCCAGACACCCACTGAACAATAATTACTGGGTTGCCACTTTCAAAGGCTGCCGGAGCACTCACTAGAGCAATACACATAAAAACAACCGCACAAATCATTGTACCTACCCAACCAGTGACCTTAATTCCAATCCTATCTAAAAACGATCTATTTTCTCGGTGCTCCTTATGCCAATTCTTTGCCATTAACAAAATCGTAATGGTTTTTAATTAGTAGTGTCAAGATGTTTTTCAAGATTCTTAACTATGGCCATAGAGCCCATAACAGAAAAACATAACAGAATATCAACACCACCTAATACCCAAGTAGTAAAACCTCTCTTAGAATAAAATATTTCAAGAGTACAGATCACTATCATTATCAGAGAATAAGTTGAGCGTCTGAAACAACCTCTAATACGGTTTACGACGATCTCCTTAGTCAATCTATCTTCCATTACTTTTTGGCCTTTAACCTATCCTTAGCTCTGGTTTTGGCTCGCTCCTCGTCTAATTCAACTTGCCTTCTCTTTTCCGCCCTACGTTCTTCCCAGCCTTTAGATTGGAACTTACCTGTCTTAAAGTACCTTTCCTCATCGGTAAGCAACTGACGGGCTAGTTTAACTTTCTCTTTGTGATTCATCGTCCTCCTTAATTAACCTTATTACTTCTTGACACTGCTCTATAGTCATCTTTTTAATATGGGTCTCGCCACTACTCAAACCCATTTTTAACTGTAACCAGACGTAGGCAGAGTTCCTGGGGATATTCTTACCCTGCCACCAACTATCGAAAGCCTCGTGGGCTTTATAGTGCCAGTCGTGGAGTATTTCACGCTCCTGATCGACTTTACTTATCATGCTTTCGCTCCTCTATAGCTCTAAACAACATTGAGGTTGTGACTAATCTTTTGCCAAACTTTTCCATAGCTTCTGGTGTCTCGAAATAGGTAAAGAGAGCTTCTGATAAACACGCCTGTTTGATCTGGTCCTCAGGATAGGTTTCCTGCATAGCTTTTATTAAACTATCCGAGCTATTAAATACACCCGACTTTCTTATAACCGCTTCGAACGCCTCTGTTACGAAAACTCTATAATCTTCCCTACTTAGCTTCTTAACCATTTTCCTCCTTATTTAAATCTATTTTACGCTTGTAGTAAATCTTTGAACAGCCCGAACAGTAACCAGTTCTGATCGCCCAGATCGGTTGGATAGCCTTACCACAGTGCTTACATTTAAAATCCGGTGATTTAAGTTCTGAGGACTCGTCTACTTTACCGCCAGTTATTGATTTCATCTCTCTTCCTATTAACTTTTAAACCTTGTTCTTCCTAACAGATACAGATGAGTGTCGATCCATCACCTTCTGCTTACGGTCGAGAACTTTATCTCGAGCAGTTTTATTTACTCGTGTATTAACTAACTTCTTAGCTTTCGGAACTTTAACTTTTTTCGCCTTGACGACTTTCGGTTTAACGACTTTGATCTTCTTTATTTTTGCGACTTTTGCTTTAGCTTTTTTTCTTGCCATTAGCCTCCTATATTTCCTTTTTCGTAACTTCCTCTACCTCTACTTTAGTGGTTTTGTGTTGGTTATTCCAAGCATAAATTACAGAAGTTAACATCGTACTGAATAAAGACTCTGCGAACGTAACCTCACCTTCATCGCCTTTTGAAGTGCCGCTAAACTTTAGTAGCCATTCTCGTTTAAACTTTCTATCTTTAGCCATTTTTTACTCCTTTATAAGTTTTGTCTAAGTCCCAACCAGGGAAAAATCCCTTGGCCTGTTGTAGTGTCAACTTGGCGCCCTCGGCCATAATATTCCGCATATCCTGCTCTTCATCACCGCTATCTACTTTGTCAAAGTAGGCGCATCTATAACCCATAGTCTCGTCCTCAGCAAGAACAACCCCCAAACAACCATTCCAGCTATTGAACCATGCAACTTCTAAAACTTTCATATTCATTTTTTAATCTCCTTTTTATAATCTTGATAATGTTCTAGGGCGTGGATTAAGAATCCAATATGTTGATAGGGTATGTTAACAATCTCTCTTCTTAATCGCTTACCCTCAAGAACGATATCTGTCACTATCTCAACAACTTCACCTTCGGGAATGTCCCCAACTGATACAGTACACTCGTCTTTAGTAGAATTAGCGTGTTTAATGTCTTTTAGATCAGGATAGTTCAAGGGTGCTTTCTTCAATTTCTCAAGTGCTTTAATTTCTAGGCATCTAATACGTTCACGAGTCACGCCATAAATCGTACCAATCTCTTCAAGTGTCCAACCCTGACACCTCATATTAACAATATCTCGTTCGCGAGGCGTTAGAATACTGAAATATGGTCGGTGTTCATTAATAAAATCCACCTTCTTATCATGATCTAGTTGTTGATTTATAGACCTCATTCTTTTACCTCCTTTAATACTTCAGGATCGTCTTCCATCAAGTCAAGTAACGAACCAAGCTGTCTCCAGTCGTCATCGGACTTGGGATAGTTGGCAAAGTTAAAGGCCTTCCGATAAAGCTTAAGCTTCTCAAACTCATTGAAACCAAACTTTAATATCTTGCCCTCTACTTCCTCTTTGAATGCGTCACTAACTGCCTCACCCATAACCTCTTTAACATCTTCTACTAAAGCGTCCTCAGCGGCCCGATCTATCTGTTCATCGGTTATATTCTCAACCTTAACGTCAACCTTTAAAGACGGATCTGTTTCAGCGTTCTTAAGAGCTAGTTTCTTATCCAAGACTTCTATAAGTTTTGACGCCCGTGTAATGCTCAAGTCGTTAAAACTCTCTAGTTTAAAATACCCTTTAACCCAATCCTTAAACTCTGTCGATTCCTGGTCTAGGTCTTTGGCTAAAGCAAATATCTTCTTAACTTGATCATAACTGGCTTTTGTACCTTCTTGTACCTTTTCTACTGGTTCGGTCGTGGGCGTGTGTACCTTTTTATCTTCATAATTGGCGTCCGTGTCCTCATCACCAGTCATAATCCCAAAGGCGTTTAGGAACGCGTATCTCTTAGCAAAGGTCAACGCCGAAGCAAACTTCTGTGGCGCGCTCATGTATCCTTCTTTGTCTACCGGAACTTTAAATTGACTATGTTCACTATGTCCAAGTTTGTGAGTTACTTTACAGATAGCAGTTACCCATCCATCTTCAACCACAGCGTCCGTAGAGTAGGAAAAACCATACTCCATAAGTAATCCCTTAACTTGGCTCACAACAGCGTCTAGTGGGGCATAAGAATAGCGAGGCTTGCCGTCTTTACCAAGCACAACCTTGTCTTTGGATATTGGTGGGCAATTCCCCTGGAACTTTCCCATATCACTATCATAAGCTTCCTTGGCTTTGGCTTTTTTAATCTTCTCACTTAAATCAAACAGTCCGGTCATTACCGCGACCGTAGCTCCTTGGTCAATTCCTTTAGCGATTAACTGTTCAATGGTTAAATCTTTAGGAGCTATCCCACTTATTGGTTCAGAACCGTTATATGGAGTTAATGATCCAGCTTGAACTACACCAGACACCTCCTTTAATCCTTTTTTCTTTGGTTTCCCTTTAGGCATTTGCCTCCTTATATTTTTCTATTTTCCGTAGTGCTTTAGCTTCAATTTGACGAATACGCTCACAAGTCATACCAAATTCCTTACCACAATCTTCTAAGCTAGCATTATTAAGGCGCATACACAGGATTTTCGTTTCTATTCCCGTTAGAGACATATCAGGAATGTCGTTGATAATTTTTTCAATCAAACTACTATATTCAAGCATCTACCTCCTTTAATCTTTTAATTACTTCTGCTCTTAACCCAGACACTGGCCACGTCCCGGAACTCTCTCCAGCTTCAACGTAAACGTCCTTCCCTTTAATTACTCGATCAGTTTGTCTCCAGGTAATCAGTCCCATTTCCTCGGCAATCTTAGCTATTTCCCTATTCGTCATAGTTTTTTTCTAGGTGCATATTTAGCACTCTTTTGAATATAGTCACTAAACCTTTCGGACTGCTCAGCGCGCTCTTTTAACTGGCCGGTCATATAACCGAGTCCAAACATACAACCTAGGGCGACAATTCCCCAAAAGTAAATCATACCCTTACCCTTAATAGGTTACTAAATTGTTCCTTTATCAGTCTAATCTGATAGTTCGAAACACCATCCTGCCAGTAATCCGATCCACCTCCGGTCATATCGGCCAACGCAGCTCTGATCGCTTCATCTTCGTTTATCTCAGTCTCTAACCGTTTCTCAAGCACAGTTTCGAACGTATTCTCGTTCATGTTCTTCCTCCTTATTAACCTTATATTACTTATATAATAACCTTTGTAGAGCCTTTGTCAAGTGGTGTTTTTGGTACCTTTTTACGGGGCAGCTTAGCGATCTCCTGCATACGCCTTCTAAAACCTTCCTGACCACCAGCTAACTTACGCCGTTTAATAACTGATAGTTTACCTAATTCACTAGCGGCACTATTCGTCATTCTCCTGCCAACATAATAGTTACTACCCTTCTACAATTACTGGACAATGGATCGCACCAGTTACGCAGTGCTTGATCGTAGTAATCTATTTTCCAATTTACTAGTTCACCATCCCATTCTAGTGTTCCAAAATCATGCTCACCATAAGGATCATTATCCTCTGTAAAACTTTTATATTCTTTAATCTCATAAAGTAACCCTGGTATATCTCTTAACTCCTGAATACCAACTGTCAAAGAGTAACCATCTGTACCTTGACGTACTAAGTCGTTTAGTTGGGCTATTTTATTGTTCATTATCGCCTCCAAAGAACCTCTCCGAATAATCATCTTCTATTTGATTTATCCCAATAACCCAGTTATTTAATCTGGCCTGTAGTTCTAGATCCTCAGTCTCCTCATCAACACCTTCCAGTTCGATGGGTTTATCAATCTCAAAACTCTTATAAGTCCCTAAGTCGTGGGGGTTATCTATAATCCTAACCATACCTCCAATCTTCTCGACTTCGCCCTTTAACCAATTATGAGCTTTTGTAAAATCACCGGTCGGGCAATCAAACGTAGTCCAGGTTCCGTAGTTCATATTATAATTCCTCCAAAGTTGTGTTTAGGTTACTCGAACTCGCTAGGTCAAAAGCTTGTACAACAGCCTTAATACTATCGCTCGTAACAGATACTTGTTCACCAGACTCATACGTTACTACTAGGTTATATTCCATATTTTCCTCCAACTTAACTTATATTGATTAAATTATAGCATACGTTCGTTAGCTTGTCAATAGCCATTTGTTACAATTCGTGGCGCCATGACAATTACTTGTTTTTATATAGATCCTTTTTTAACCAGTTAAGATACCAGTAATACGTCTCAACGGTATCTATTATTGCCCTCAAACTATACTTATTCCTGGGCTGAGCAAAGGCACTGGTATAGTATAAGTAATTAGCTTCAGCAATATCAACCTCATAGCCCAGCAGATCACGAGTTTTAGCTAAGGTACTTTTAATTAAGTCCTCGAACCTTTTTCGCTCTATCTCGTAGAATAAGAACTTACTCTGGGTCATTACCAGTTTGCCTAAAGCATAAATTCTTATCAACAGTTAGCTCAACATCTTGAAACGTCCTACCATTGCGCCGGTTTTTTTCAAGACTTATTAGGGATTTATTTATACTTTTACCATACTCATCTTTCATTCTAGTGATCATAATCACTGCATCCGAATCTTGTTCTATGTAACTCGATCCCTTAAGCTGAGCCATCGCCGGTGTTTTGTTTTTCTCTCCCATGGCCGCCGTTCGGTTAACATGGCTTACAAGGATAATACTAACATCATATCTCAGGGCTAGTTCTTTCATACGCTTTGTTACGATACCAATATCCTCTGAAACACTTTCGCCACCGCGCATAAACCAATGGAGGTTATCGATCACAACCAGAGTATAGCGTTTATCCATACCAGTCTCAGACCGTTCCTTGTTTCTTTTTAACATCAACTCGATAATATCCGGTGTAACAGAATACTTTTCGTCTCCGTATTCTAAATATAAGTTTACAAAATTATCCTTATCTTGAAGGTAGTTTTGCCACATATGGTACATACGTTGAGTCGTCTCTTTATTGGGCATTTCTGTTGAGAAGTAAAGTGCTTTACCGCCATCCAAAACATATCTTAAAACCAAGTAGGCGGTTAAAAGAGATTTACCAATTCCGGTCGTTCCGCCGATTGTATAAAGTTCCCCAGGCCAATAACCCCCTAATCTTTTTTCTAAAGAGACGAACGGCCAGTGTAACTCAGATTTATCACTCCATGATTTAATCATAGCGTCATAACTATCACTTAAGGTTACTGGTTCAATATTCTGTTCTTCAAATACCTTCTGACCACGTTTTTCTAACTCGGCTAAAGCCAGGTGTAGCTCTTGCCTAATTGCCTCATCTGTTAATCCGTTATATTTCTTCATGTCTCCCTACGTCTCCCTCGCTATTATTTTATTTGATTGTTTTTTGGGTATGTCACTGTTAAGCCACATCCTAAATCGAGCGGACCAATCTTTAGTCTCTTTACCTTTCGTTGCTAACCAATCACACATATGTTGAAACTCAAATTCAACATCGATGCTTGGAAACTTACTTTTAAATAACTCTAAGTTATCAATTACATACTCTTTTGATTTTTTATCCCCTTCTTTCTGTAAAGTAATCTCCTCTTTCTTATTTCTTATTTCTGATTTATTATTTATTATTTCTTGTTTATGGTTAGTATATATACTACTATCAATAGTAGTATTGAAATAATCTTTAATACTATCTGGAATCACTGATAATTCTTTTTCACAAGCAACTTTATTTAACTCACTGTTTTCATAGTGATTATTTTTTCGAGCATTACAGACCCAAATCCACCCATCTTTAAAAAATACTTTTTTATTTTTTTCAAGATCAATCTTAGCTACTTCTAGTTGTTTATCAGTTAGCTTAGCTTGAAACTTTATAGTGCCATCACGAAGTTGGAAATATCCACAAATATTCACTTGCTGGCAGGTTAAAAGATAAATATATAAATGCTGCGCCTCTAAACCTATATTATCGTTTAACTCATCTTCCCAAAACCTAGTTTGAATTATTCTGGTTTTCATCTTCTTCCCCCAAGATAATATCCGTTGCTTCAGCCATAGTTTTATTTAAAAAGTGTGTCGTAAAAGGATAAGTAGCTCGGCTTATCCTATCCATCGCACTTGTGTCTTTACGGTGCGCTAAAATCCACTCCATAATCTCTCGTAGAGTTTGTTGACCTTCGTACTTAGGCATATTTTCCTCCTTTGCTTAGTAGTCCGCATAGACTAAAAAACGATTATTTACTTTTACTAACTTCACATTAAGCACTTATTTTACTAAAGTCAACATGTATTAGTATTCTTACCTAACCTAACCTTACCTAACCTAACCTGGGTTGCCATTTGGTTGTCACTTGGTATACCAAACTCCGTCATTTTATAGACATTTAAGTATTTACTTGGTTGATGGCGGTCACTTCGTAGGTAGTTGTTTTCTGTGCTACACTATCTTAAAAGGAGGTTACTATAAAAAATAATTGGCTTAAAGTTAAACACTATTTATGGTTAGTTTTTATTAACAGACCCTGGGTAATCGGGATTCGCTTAAGGTACTTATTCTGCGGCTTAAAAGGTCATCAAATCCAGCAGTTGTATAGTAGCCACTACCCCTTCAAGATGTGTAGCAAGTGTTATAAGTACTTTGGAGAAGGTAAGATATGAGTATACTGGATAAAAAAACAGTCCCACTATCTACTCTTAAGGGGTGGACCCTAAATCCAAGGGGAATTACAACCGAAGGTTATTCTCGACTCCTCAAACAAATTAAAACATTAGGGGTTTACGCTCCACTCTTAATAAACCAAGACAACATAGTTCTTTCTGGCAATATGAGGCTCAAAGCTTTCCAAGAGATTGGTATTGATCCCGTCGACGTTTGGGTAGTGGACGCCCAGGATCAAGAGACGATGACTAAGTATGCCCTATCAGCTAACGACCGAGCCGGTTATTACGACGAGCAACAATTAGCCGAGTTGGTTATTAATATCCCCAAAATAGAACTGGGTGATTATCATGTTGATTTAGGGAAGACAAGTGATCTAAAACAATTACTAAGTAATTTTGGTGACATTGTGGGTACGGAGGATAGAACTATAAGCGAAAAACCACAAACGGTAACTTGCCCTGAGTGTGGTCATAGCTTTGAGGTCTAATTATGCCTGTACCATATATGGGCAGTAAAAGAAAATCGGCTCTAAAAATATATCTTGCGATAAAAAACCTTAACCCTAAAGCAACCACTTTAGTTGATTTATTTTGTGGGGGTCTTGCTATAGGGGAGAAGTTTTATGAAAAGGGCTGGATGGTTATCGCTAATGATAAAAACAAGTATGTGATCGAGCTTATACGTAAGGCGATCAGTGGCGGATTTAACGACAGTGTTTTTACGCCCGAGTTTATTACTAGGGAGATGTTTTTAGACGTGAAGGCCAACCCAGGCAATTATGATGATTGGTTTGTGGGCTACGTTCAATGTATTTGGTCTTTTGGAAATAGTCAGTCAGAATATCTCTTTGGGAAAGAAGTTGAACCACTTAAACGTGCTGGTCATATGTTAGTTATAAACAAAGACACATCTGGTTTGGGAGATTTAATACCTCAAAGATACTTAGATGAGATACTTAAGTTAGACAGTTGGCATAAAAGACGGCTGGGATTGGCTAGAACAAGCCATAGATTAAAGACACGGGTGTACGAACTGGAGCGACTGCAGCAACTGCAGCAACTGGAGCGACTGGAGCAACTGCAGCGACTGGAGCAACTGCAGCAACTGGAGCGACTGGAGCAACTGCAGCGACTGGAGCGACTGGAGCAACTGCAGCTATATTCTTGTAATTATAACGAAGTACCTATACCATCCGATGCTATTATTTATTGCGACCCACCATATAGGGGTACTGCCGAATATAAAGAAGATGCATTTGACCATGACAGGTTTTGGAGTTGGGCGCGGAAAGTATCAAAAACCAACAAGATATACATTAGCGAATATAATGCACCTGATGATTTTGTAGTTATACGTAGTTTTCCTCAGAGAAGTACATTACAAGGCGGAAACCAAACTCATACCAATCAGCCTGACGAGACTATTTTCATACCAATTGGACAGGAAGCGTTTAGGGTATAATTAAGTAGATGGAAACTAAACAATATAAATCAGTCAATTTAATTAAAGAAAACAAAGCCCTTTTTAACCTTAAAATAGGCGATAAACTAATTAATAAAGGCGAATTAATAGGGGATGTTATTTTAACAGAGAGCGTTCAGGGTAGTTGGGACGCAATAAATAAAGTTTTAATAATAAAAGTAAAAAAAGAACAGGTGAGCGAACCAAAGAAAAAAGTAGGAAGACCAAAGGGGAAAATAGGTAAAAAAAAGATACTTAGTGATGCTAAAATACAAGCCAAGTTAAACCAAGAAGTTAAGCCAAAAAATAGTAATAAAAATAACAACCCTACCGGTAAAGGCGGTTTAGGAGAACGTCCACAAGATATCAATAGGTTGGGTCAACCCCACAAGGGAGAAACTATGCGAGATATTTTACGCGACCAGATGGAGAATACCCCTAACGCTAAAAAAGCTGTCGCTGCGACGGCGATTGAACTAGCAGTTAAAAAAGGGGACATGAGAGCAATCCAGTTCATATTTGAAAACATGGATGGAAAACTTCCTGAAACACTAACGGTTATCGGTCAAGAGGAACTAATCGAACACAACGCCTTATTGCGTAAGTGGCTCGGTGGGGATAAGTAATGCTCGCAGATTCCAACTTTTGGAAGACTGCTAGAGTAACACCGGAAAGGGCGGCTCAAGTTTCCGTAGATTATTACGGCGAAGAGTTAAAAGAAGCTCAAGCGGAGATTGTGGCCTTGGTTTTAAATATGGAGTTACCTCGTGTCGCTATTCTGGGCGCAACTCAGATTCAAAAGTCACGAGCAGCCGCTAAAGCGTTAGGATTATTGGCAGCGACTGGTTACGGAATAACAATCGTTGCTCCAAAAGAAGAGCAAGCCGTTACACCGCTTCAGTATTTTATTGAAATGATTGATCGCAAAGAGTTCTTTCAAAATCTTATGCTTCAAGGTGGCGAGCAGAAAGTTGAACGATTAAAGTCAAACGAAAGTAAGAAGTTCATTTCCTTCAAGGATTCAGGACACGGCACGGGTCATATACGAGCGATCACTTTAAACGAACGTGATAATGTTGAAAAACGTCGGAGTGTTTTGGGTAAGGGTGACGAGATTATTGTCTTTGAGGAAGCGTCTTTAACGAGTAATGAAACCGAGGCAGTTGTTTTGCGTATGATTGCCGGTTGGCCGAATGGTCGGATCATTAAACTTGGTAACGCTATCACTAGGGAGACCTATTGTGATCACTATTACCGAGCTTTAATGGGTGAAGATAATTACGTTTCTTTGACTGTGGACGGATTAAGAGCGGTTCGTGAAGGGATTTATACGCAAACATTCTTAAACGAAGCCAGTAAACGCCCTCAGTATGAATCTTTGTATCTTTGTAAGTTCCCTGATCCATCAGGCTTAGTCCAGGGCGGCTATACTAGACTATTTAAACTTGAACAAATAATTATGGCGAGAATACAGGCCGATCCTAAGACTAAGATAATAACCGAGCCTAGTATTAGTCCAACCGACAGACCGGTTATTGGAATAGATGTAGGCTCGGGAAGACCAGACAAGACTTCGATTGTAGCTAAGTATGCTCGCTATGCTAAAAGAGTCTATGAAAGTTCTAACGATGATCCAATGGCTCAAATAGGTGAATATCAAAGTATCCTAAAAGAGTTAAATCCGTCCATAATCAATGTTGATGCAACGGGTATGGGTTACACTGTGGGTAAAAGATTAAGAGAGCTCGGCTTCCCAGCTAAAGATATTATTGTCGGCGCAAGCGCACCAGTGAATCTAACTGGAAAAGCTGATGAAGGTTACCGCAACGTCAAAGCTTGGGCGTTTTTCCAACTCTATGACTGGATTGTTAATTTGGGTGGTAAACTTGGCGAAGGCGATTGGAACCAATTAACCGAAGTCGCTTTTAAAACTCAAAGTGATAAGAACAGAATTATCGAAAGCAAGGATGAGTTAAAAGCTCGTGGAGTTCTTTCCTATAACGACGCTGACGCACTTATGCTATGTCTGTCTGGCCCAAGAATAGGAACTTATGGGTCTAATTATAAACCAGAATTAAATATCGAAGATTTTAGAAGAGAGTTGAATAGTAACGAACCAGTCCGACCAGATCCAGAAAAAAGAAACAGTGATCGATTTAGTGGTTTCGGTGGATTGCAAGGTAAAAACTTTTAGTATCTTGACCAAAGGAATAGTAAGACATACGCTTTATACATGACACCATCTCAAGCTTTGAATACGCCAAACTTGCCACCAGCAACGACTCTTGGCTATGGTCAGATTTTACCTGGTAACTTACCCGTCCCACTAAATCCAGTCGCTCCAAATAAACCATGGGCAGATCAAGCGCCGCCAACCGTTGAAGCCTATTCTATGGGCGTTGTTCGTCCACCTGTGCCACCGCCCATGCCAGACAGTGAAGGATTTGGCGTTGAGTTAGCTAAGTCCGGCCGGCAGTTCGGTCAATCCGGTACTTTAATTTTTCAAGGTATTATTACCCTTGAAGAATACAATCTTGAACTAACGGGTTGGAACGGGATAGATATTTACGACAAGATGCGTCGATCTGATGGTACGGTTAGGGCGGCTTTATTAGTCTGTAAATTACCTATTATTGCTGCTAAATGGTTTATTGATCCAGCCTCTCAATCACCCGAAGACTTGATGATTCAGCAATGGGTCGCCAAACAGCTCTTTGAAAACCTAAACTGGAAACACACGATTGAAGAGATGCTAACTGAGTTCGAGTTTGGTTTCTATGTCGGTGAATTACTTTATAAGTCAGATGTTTTTGAGGGCAAAACCTATATTGGTCTTGACGAGATCGCCTCGCGTAAACAACGAACTATTTTCTCATGGGTAACTCAGTTTGACCAACAAGGTGTGACTCAGATCGTGCCGTCCGGTGGTACGCTTTCGATCCCTAGAGAAAAATTAGTCTATATTACCCACCAAAAAGAGGGTGATAATTTTGCGGGACTTTCTCTATTACGCCCTGCTTACAAACATTGGTATATTAAAAAGGGTGTTGAGGAGATCGACGCTATGGCTTTAGAGAAGCAAGGTCTAGGTATTCTTACAATTACCACACCACAACAGGCGACCGAAGAGGATAAGAATTTAGCTCGTCAAGCTGCTCAGAACTCACGAGCCAACCAAGCCGGTTATATCGAAGCACCTGAAGGCTTCTTATTTGATTTTATGGATATGAAAGCTGGTACACTCCGAAATCCAGTTGATACCTTACTTTACCATGACCGTCAGATTCTAAAGGTTGTCTTAGCTCAGTTTGTTGAACTAGGTAACTCGGTTGGTAAAGGCTCTGGTTCTCGGGCTGTTGCTGAATCACAATCGGACTTCTTTATGGACGCCTTGGAAGCGGAAGCTGATAATCTGGAAGCCTCTATTCAGAAAGACGTTATTGAACGATTAGTAAGAATTAACTTTGGTGACAATGTCGCGATTCCAAAACTTGACCACGCCCCATTGGGCGATCCCAATATTCAAGTCCTAAGTGCAGCCATTAACCAATTAGTCTTAAATGGAACAATTACAACCGATCTGGCTGATGAGCAATATATCCGAGAGCTTATGAACTTACCGTTTAAAGATGCTGATGCTGAGGCTGTTAGAGAGTTCAAACAAAAACTGGAAGAGATTCTTGATTCCTTGCCAGCAATTGCTCAAGCTGCCCCACCGCTACCACTTGTGCCTGGTACACCGCCGTATAAACCAGATGTAGAAGATCCCAATGAAGAAGATGAGGACTTTTCAGAACATACCGCTGATGAGACAATTGAACCGACACAAACCCCACAAGTACCGCAGTTAGATAACGGTACGGCCAATCCAGTTTCTAATATGCCAAGCGTGCAACCGGTTGCACAACCATCTATTACGACCGCTATCCTTAAAGATCAGTTGCGTGATTTCGTTCGCCAAATCCAAATAACAATTGCCAAGCGAGAATGTGCTGGTGATCCGATTCGCCTAGAAGAGATCAAGCAGATGGAACTTCAACTATTACAGAAGCAACAAGAGCTAGAAACGAAGTCTGCTAAGTCTAATTTTCAAACCATAACACCACAAACGGCCAGCGAGTTTCTATTTATCGCCAAAGAACAGTTAAAGGAGGCCGATGATTTCCTCAGAACAAGAGAACGTATTAAAAAGGCTCAGAACCACAGTCACAGCCACCTTATCTAGTTATATCGCTGCCGAAGATTGGGAGAAGGGTTACAAGAACAATCCCGAAGCTTTTGATAAGCTAGTCCAAGCCGAAGCCGCTATGGTTTTAGGGTTAAAGAATTACTTTAAGGGTCTCGGTAGTCGGGCAGTTAAATACGTTAACTGGAAAGCCTACGCCAAAGAGCTAGCTAAACCAAACACGTCTACTGAAAAACAAGCAGCCATTAACGCCAAAGTCCTAGTCACCGCTAAAGCAATTAGTGATGCTGAAACAAAACTATTAATTAAGATAACTTTTAATCACATAGTCGAAGCTCAACAAGCCGGCGCTATGGCCGCTGAGGCGGACGCTGGCGCAGCTTCTGACCTTGCGGCTACCGATTTATCAACTACGATTGAAAAAGCTGCTAGAGACCACGTAGACAAGCTAATTAAGGGCCTTAACGACACCACTATAGGTAAGATCCAGAACTCAATAGCTGATAGTCTTGCTCAAGGTAATACCGTCCAACAGGCGCAAGACGCTTTAAGTGATTTAGTAAATGACCCAGATCGTGCGCACTTAATCGCCACGACAGAATCAGTCAACGCTTACGGCCAAGGTACTTTAACTTATGGGATACAGTCTGGTGCTACTACGAAGACATGGGAAACTCAATATGATCCCTGTCCAATCTGTGAAGATAACGCCGATGATGGAGATATAGATATTAACGACTCCTTTAGTTCTGGTGACGACGCACCAAGTGCCCACCCTAATGCTATTTTAGGGGGTCAAGAAGTTAAAGCTTTAGGTGTATCAGCCAAGATGATCGCGGACTATAACGGTCTTGCTGTCTATCTTACGACTCGTTCTAATATAAGAATTGCCGTCACCCCAAAACATCCGATGGCAACGCCCAACGGTTGGGTTCAAGCGTCTAAACTCAAGAAAGGAGATTATTTGTTTAGCGCACCTAATTGGATCGAAAGGATGAGTCTTGACATTATCGACCCAGATAGTAAGCCTGTCATATCCTTGATCGAGGATGTATCTATCCCTGGCAATGTGGTTCTTAGAAGCGTGCCAGCCTCCCCCATAGATCTCCACGGCGATGGTGTTTCCTGCAAGAATATCGACATTATATTTGCCGATAGCAAATTGGGGATTACAGTTAACGGAGAATTGTTTAAGCGTACTTATAATAATAAGCTCAGCAGGAGAGGAATTGCTTTGTCTAAGTTCAACCCCTTTAGCTCTTTTAATAAGACTATCTTGGCTCTGCTTACTTCCCTTTACCGCTCTATGGGCTGCTTCCGCGTTAGCTTTATTAAACTCTGGAGATCTTTTACTCATCATCAGTCTATTGGCGACAACTTGGTTTCTGATTGTGACTCCAGACTCCTTAAGTCTATTAGTGACGACCTCACGACAACACCCCAAGCTTTTAGCGATCTTATTGACGGATTCCCCAGCGACATATCCTTGGACGAGATCGTTAGTGTCGAGATTAAGCCTTTTCATGGTTTTGTATATGATTTAAGTACAGAGTATCAATTCTACACTTGCAATTCAATACTGGTACATAATTGCCGCTGCCGCCTAGTAGTTAATTACCCAGATGGTAGCCAAGACGACTCTGAAGATGATAGCGGTGACTAGAGTAGAATTTGACGTAAGTAAAAAGTAGTGACATTCTAATTAAAACGGAGGTAAACAAAAAAGCCAACTGTTCCTGTTGGCTTAAGTCGTTCTCTTTCGCAGTTGTAGCTGCTGATTTAATGAGGACATTCGCTTTGGTTTACTTTAAAGTTCACACCAAGAGCATTATAACACAATTCTAAAGCCGTTTTGTAGTAGTTTTTAATAAAGGTATAATAAGAGTCAATGGTAAACCAAGTAATTGAGGGTGATTGTTTAGATTTTATGAAAGATATACCCGATAAAAGTATTAACCTAGTTATTGTTGACCCACCCTACGGGATAAATTACGCTGCTTGGGATAACTTTAATGACTTTATTGGCTTTACGGAAAAATGGGTTGGTGAATGTTTTAGGGTATTAAAAGATGATGGGAGTTTTTATTCTTTTATGGGTTGGTCGAATGTATCTGAATTTAAACTACTATTAGATAAATATGGAACTATTAGGAATTGGATAACTTGGGCTCGTACCAAAGGCCGAGGAAGTAGTAAAAATTATAAATCGATGAAAGAGGAAATACTATATTACACAAAAGGAAATAGGTTTACTTGGAATGAACAAAAATTATTAAAATACCACATAACTCCTTACACAAAAGATGGCAAGCCCAGAGGGTGGTTTACTAATGAAGATGGAATAAAATGTAGATGGACTGGGCTAGGAAATGTTTGGCACTATACCATTCCTTTTTTTGCTATGAAAGAATTTAATGCTCACCCGACTCAAAAACCACTTTTAATGATTGAAAGAATAATAATATCAAGTAGTAACGAAGGTGATATTATTCTTGACCCTTTTGCTGGTAGTGGAACTACAGGTGTGGCTTGTAAAAACCTTAACCGAAATTATATTCTTATAGAGAAAGAACCAGAGTATATCGACATAATAAACAAACGCTTGACAGCCACCTAAACCATTTTCATCGTACTTTTTTTGGCACGATGGTTGGTGTATTATTTTATTAGAGCCTTATGAGCTGGGTAAGAAATTAGGCAAGTGATCACACAAGCCTTCGGTTGTAAGTCCGATCCGTTCAACGGGAAAATAAAGCGAGGACTGTCTCCTCGAACCCAGCTCATAGTGTTTGAGATCTTGACAAGGTGTTCTGGCGACCCCCATGATTAAGTTAATATGCCAGGACTAAAAGCTCGACAATTAACGCCACTGCATAAGCAAGTGACCTTACAGGATAGTGACTACGCCTATATAGACTCAAAAGGCAATAGATTCTTATGTATCCACGACGAGACACACGTTAGGAATTCTTTAGCTCAATTCGCTAAAACACCGTTTGAGAACGACGCTGATAAGCAACAGGCAATGAAAAAGATCTGCCAGGTTTGTAGTGCTTATAAAATTACTTCTACAATGTGCGCTAACTTAAGTGCTGAATTAACAACTAAAAAACGTAACGATTTAAATGACTCTGATTTTGCTTATATCGACTCCGAAGGTAATCGCAAATTACCAATCCACGACTCAGCCCACGTTTCCGCTGCACTAGCGCGTTTTAACCAAACTGACTTTGATAATGCTCAAGATAAAGCCAGCGCTTTAAAAAAAGTCTGTGCTGCTGCCAAGAGTTTTAATATCCAGTCCGACTTATGTTCTAACGGGGCCTGTGAGTTACCAGCTAAAGGACATCATCTTTATAATTTTATTCAGTTAGTTGACCGTGCCTTAACCGCGGCCGAAGATGACGGCGTTAGTTACGGTGATAATGGTTTACCAACTCAAATTGAGCTAATGCGTACTGGCACGTGGGAGTATTCGTTTGACGAACCAGTTGTTCTAACGGTTGATGTCTTTAATGATATGATTGCTAACTTTTACGGTAAGGTCCGCAAGGGGATAGCCCTCGACTGTGATCACGATCAGAAAGCAGCGACTGGCTGGTTGAGTAGCATGGAAACAAGATTGAACGCTGATGGCACAACTTCGTTAATGGCCGGCATTGACTGGACACCGCTTGGAGCTCAACTCTTAAAAGATAAAATATACAAATTCTTCTCCCCTGAGTGGTGGACGATTTACGTAGATCCTGAAACCGCGGCTGAAATCCCAAATGTCCTAACTGGTGGCGCATTAACCAACCGTCCGTTGATGAAAAAACTTGATCCATTAGTTGCTTCTGAAAATAAGGGCTTGACAAAAGCTTCCGCGACCCCCACGATTTTTATAGAGAAAGAAAACTTAGAAAATAAAGAAACTAGAAATAGAAAGGCACAAGATAATATGGCTCAGAAAAAAGCAGACGACAATATTGTAGAAAACGGTCCAGAGATGAATGAAGATAACGCTCAAGGTACTTTAGATTTAGACGCAGCGACAGCGAAAGATCCAGCTGATCGTTCTCCCGAAGAGCAGGCTTTGGTAGACGCTCACGACACCACAGTTCCAGAAGTTGATCCAGCGGTCGCCAAGACAGTTGATACTGATGGTGATGGTGAAATGGAACCAACTCCAGACGCCGATAACGATCCAGAAGAAAATACAGCAGATGAGAAAGGAAAAACAACCCCAATGAAAGAAAAGAAAGAGTTAAAAGCCAACGAGATGGTCGTTGATAAAGCTTATATGGCCAACATCGAGAAGATGGCTAACGAAGGCATGAAAGCAGCTGAAGAGTTGAAAGCCGCTCGTATTGAAAAGAAGATCGGTGGCCTTATTGCTAGCGAATCCAATAAGTCGGGTAAGTTTGGTCCAGCTGTTGCTAATGAGCTCGCCGGTTTTTATAAGACCCTAAGTGATGAGCAAGTTAAGTCCTTTGACGCTTTAGTAACAAAACTCCCAGCCCTTAACCTATTTAGTGAAATCGGTTCCAGTGAAGATACGACAATCTCTGGTAACAGTCTAGGTCAGATTGACAAACTCGCTAAAGAATTAGTTGCTTCCGAGAAGATTGACTACTCAACCGCTACCAAAAGAGTTCTTGATTCCCACCCAGAGTTAGCGTCCGCCCACGAAACCGAAGTTAAAAAATAATAAATAAGAAAGGAATAAAAAATGGCATCACTATATCATGACAGTCCAATAAGAACCTTTGCTACCAGTACCAGCACGGATCTTAGTGGCTCACAGTTTTTAATCGTTAAACTAGATACGAGTAACGATAATCAAGTTCTTTTGTCCACGTCCGCAACAGACCCAATCGCCGGAGTTCTGTTAAATAAACCACTTGCTAGTTCGGGCGATGAAGCAGTTGTTCTTTTGTTAGGCGCTCAAGGTACGGGTAAGGTAGTTGCTGGTGGTACTTTAACCATCAGTGAATTTCTTACAACTAACTCAAGCGGTCAAGCTATTTCCACTACATCTTCTGGAAACCGTTTGATTGGGACTGCACTCCACGCTGCAAGCGCAGGGCAAATTGTCGAATTTGCTATCGGTGGAACCGACAGATATTAATAACTAGAAAAAGGAATATAAAAAATGGCCGCAGGAATTCAAGATTACTACGTCGACACTCTACTGACCAACATTTCAGTACAGTTTCGCAACACTCAGTTCGTAGCTGAGACAATTGCCCCAGTCCTATTCGTAGACCACCGTACAGGTCTTTACTTTGTGTACGATACAGCTAACCTTCGCCAAGAGAACGATTTACGTTCCGGCAAGTCAGGCACAGCCGTTGTTGACTTTGGTCTAACCAAAACTCAGTACGGTCCTTTAGCTGAACACGCTCTTAAGTCCGGTATTGAGAAAGATGAAATGGATGAGTTCGCCAATCCATACGATCCAAAGATTGACCACACCAACACCGTTTCTGACCGTATGCTTTTAAATAAAGAGATTGCCCTTGCCACAGTTATGGCTTCTACAGCTGTCATTACGCAGAACCAAACAAACAGTGGTGGTCAGCAATGGTCCGACTACGCTAACTCCGACCCGTTTGGTGATATTCAAGGTGCGATTGATACCGTACTTGAAAACGCTTTAATGCCAGCTAATACTTTGGTACTTGGCTATCAGGTATGGTCTAAACTTAAAAACCACCCCGACTTGATCGACCGCGTTAAGTACACTCAGTTTGGTAAGATGTCGACCGATGCTCTTGCTGCCTTGTTTGATCTTGACCAAGTTATTATTGCTAAAGCCGTTTACAATACAGCTGCTGAAGGTTTAACACCATCAAACGCCTTTGTATGGGGTAAGAACGCTTGGGTTATGTATGTACCGCCAACACCAGCTCTCCGCTCGCCAGCTGCCTTCTACACGCTCGTACTGAAGAATGGTCGCTACGTTGACTCATGGTACGACTTCGACCCGAAAGTAACTTGGATTCGTGTTAACGACTACTACAACCAGCACTTAATTGCAGCGCAAGCCGTCTATCTAATTAAAGCGGCGGTCGCTTAAGGATTGATATGGGAATAATTAAGGACTTAGAAAAACGTGTCCTTAAGGGTGGTATGGACATCCCTGGCGGTAGAATACACTGTCAGAGGTGGACCGCTCCTCTTTTGGGTACAACAACAAAGATTCACGCCGCCATTACAGGTACTGGTGCTGCCCTAACTGTTACGACCGGTATTACACAACCTGACTTTCCGCGCGTCTTGAGTATTACACAATCTTCAACAACCGATACTGGTAACATTGTCATTACGGGTACCGATATTCGTGGAAACGTAGTTACGGATACTATTGCTGCCCCAGGTTCTGCTGCAACCGTTAATGGTGTAGTAGCGTTTGCCTCAGTAACTAGTATTTTGATTCCAGCCGGGATTTCTTCTTCTACAACAATCTCGATTGGTACAACTAAACTTCTCGGTCTTGAAAAGTTTATGTATATCACTAAAAATGGTACGAATATTGCGACCGATATGTACATAAGTGGTTCTGCTAGTGGAACTTTTGAAGCAACTCGTGCAACTGTAACGACTAGTGCAACAGCGATCTCA